CATCTACGACAAGTACGTCCGTAATCCGAGCATGAAGAGCACGATCCGCTGGCATCGTGAAGGGCCTCACGGTGGTCCCCCACGATGACTGACACCCCAGCGGGCGAGCGTTGTAAGTGCCGTGGTCACAAGTGTCAACGACCTGCGAGCACGACCGTCGGTTTGTGTGGACGATGCTTCGTCTGGTGTGTGGTATCAAGATGACCCCAGCGGGCGAGGGGCGGGTGGACTATTTGCAAAGTCTCCATGATGATGCTTGCTCCTTGCGAGCAACCGGACGCTGCGACGTGTGTATTCTTTTGGCTCGCCTCCGCGCGGTCGAGGGGGAGCGGGATCGGATAGGTCAGCACGCTGTATTTCTTGAGGATCAGTGGGGCGCGACTAAGAAAATGCTCAACGAGGCCCAGGCCGAGGCCCGGCGGCTGCGGGAATATGTGCGGCACAAGGATCGATCTGTGCGCCATCGTGGGCGGCTACAGCTACGGCTGCACCTGTGGCCTCACACCCCCGCCCGTGGGGCCAGGAGGGGCGTGAGATGAGCGAGCGGGTGGAGGACGACATCAAGATCGCAGTTCAGGCCCTGCTTGAGCGGGTGGAAGGTATTCGACAAGACTTGGCTGAATACGTTGAAGAGGGGCGCAATGTTGGGGAATCCGTATGGCGAAACGACGTGTCGGTGGTCCTCGCTGCTTACGACGCCCTCAAAGCCCAGCTCGCCGACGCGGAGCAGGCACTGAGCGTCTACCGAAACGAATGGCCAACGCTGAATCTCGCCTACATGGAACAGGGTGCATTGCGTGCCCAGCTCGCCGACGCGGAGCGGGCGCGCCTAGAACTGTTGCGAGACTTTGACGAGACCTTGGCCGATTTCGCACAGGCCCTCGGACTTAGTGAGCGGATTGAATCTGATGGCATTCGATGCGAGCCCGGTCATCCACAAATCATGGCCGCCATCACCGCCGCCACGCAGCGCGAAGGGGCGCTGAAGGAGGCGCTGGTGCAGACTACGACATTCTCTGGTCATGGACACTGGGACAACGAAGGTACGCGTGGTGCGAATTGTTCACTATGCATCGCCAGGCGTGAGTGGCTGGAGAAGTACGAGCCTCTGTTCCGGCCCGCCCTCCTCACGCCGCCCCCGGGGCGGGAGAAAGAGAACTCAGATGCCTAAGTATCGCAAGAAGCCGGTGGTGATCGAAGCGGTTCAACTGCTATGGACGAACTGGGACGAGATGTGTGAGCACGCCGATGTCGGCAAGCTTAGTGAGGGCAAGCCGGAAGGTTGCTATGTCGATACGGTCGGCAATCGGACCGAAGACGCAAACGGCCGGCTTGGGCTCAACATCCCGACGTTGGAGGGCCTCATGCTCGGCGTGGAGGGGGACTGGATCATTCGCGGCGTGAAGGGCGAACTCTACCCCTGCAAGCCCGACATCTTCGCGGCGACGTACGATCCTGAGCCCCCGGGGCGGGAGGGAGCGGAGGGATGAGGAGCGTGTCGGCTGACTTGCGAGAGATGGTGAATCAGGCTCGGCGGGAGGAACGCGAGCGGGCGCGCCGCATCATCCTAGCCCACGACAAGGGTTGCACGAGCATAGACCCATTGTGCCTGCGCGTAATCGCGGATCAGATCACGCGGCCAGCGGTAGGAGAGACTCTGTGACCCCCACCCCCGAGGCCAGGCGGGTGGCGGCATGGAACACGGTCCAAGAGTGCCCGCATCAACAAGCTCAGTACCATGCGTGCCTTGACTGCATCACCACCGCCCTCACCCGCGCTGCTCAGTTGGCCGCTCAAGAGGCGAGGGAGGAGATGATTAGGCGCTTCCGCCGCTGGCAGGACAAGTTCCCTGATGAGATAGTTCCATGGCAAGTGATTTATGTCGATGATCGACCACCAACTGAGGCAGAATTGCTGCACGCAATGGAGATCGCGGCGACCCTTCAAGCAACAGAAGATAAACCACTTGACGGCTTTACCCCGAATCTCCAGCGATGAGACTACGTCGTTGATAGCTTATGTGACCGGCATGTTTCTCGGCACAGCTCTCGTCATCTGGGGGATCTGTGCGGCGTTGTACGGGGCCGCATGGATTGTGAAAATGATTGGCGGGTGGTGAATATGTGTGGGCAAGCCCACGTATGACGTGGTATGATGCGTCTCAAACTAGAAGTTCACTCTAGACAGGAGGGCATATGGCCTACGTCGAAGTTGGAAACGAGAAGGGCAGTACGGGCGGAAGTCACAGTTCGCCGATCCAGAAGTGGAACTCGACCGGGCAGATCGTCGAAGGTATTTACAAAGGTCAGCGGGAAGGTAAGTTCGGTCCGTTGATGATCGTCGAGACCTCAGCCGGGGAAGTCGTCTACGGAGTCAAGGCGGTCCTGAAACGGAAGCTGGAACACGCCAAGCCTGGGGACAAGATCAAGGTCGAGTACCTCGGGAAACGGAAGAGTCAGTCAGGAACTGAGTACGGCGACTTCCGTGTGCTCGTCGATTCAGACCAGGGTAATCAGAGTGCGCCCACGCCTGGTAATTCGGTTGAGTTTGACCGCCTTGTCGGTCTGATCCGTAAAGACAAGGGCGACGGGATCGCCAACGCGCTTGCGGCAGCGGCGAAGATGGCGGGCGACCCGGTCACGTCGCTCCGGGAAGCAATGGCGCAGATCGGGGTGGTGAGTTTCTGATGAAATATCCAAAGATGATCTACGTTGAGAATGGGCATCAGTCTTCTGATGGAGAAGGGTATTCGGAGTATCTTGAGGATTTTGAGGATGGCGTGATAGTAGGAGTTTATGAACTAGTCGGTGAAGGCAAAATAAGTAGAGAAGTTCGTATTACCAGTATCAAGAAAAAGAAGTAATGCTCGCCCGTGACCCGGACGCCGAGGTAAGGCTATATGACGCCCTCCGGGACAGCTTTGCTCGTGATGAGCGAACCGGAATCCACCTCTCCTCCCTGCTCAATCCGATGCAGGAGCACTGGCGACGTGCCCTCGGCCGTCCTCCGCTGACGAACGCCGAGATCGGCTACTTCACGGCGGGACGTGGACACGAAGACATCCTGACGAAGTTGTTGGAATCTGATTTCGTCAGCACGCCAGAGGAAGAGATCGACGGGATTCATTGCCGTCCAGACTTCATCGCGGTCACCGATCGAGTCATTCCAAAAGGCAGCCATGCCGAACTGAAGACCCGGCGAGCGAATCTGCCGAAGTCTGACGCGGACGCGCAGACTGCGTTCGAGAGTTACCGGGCACAAGTCCGGGGGTATATGGCCCTGAAGCGGCAGAATGAGATGTATCTCATCGTTCTCTCGCTGACCGAGGGAAAGACGAGAGACCCGCTCAGTACGTCAGCGCCGGTCATCGCGGTCTACAAGGAAGTAATGACTGATGAGGAACTTGAGCAGACACGGCAAGAACTTCGTGAGCGGAGAGGATACCTAGAGAACGGAAGAGTTGATCGCTTGCCGCTCTGTTGGTCCTTTTTGTGCGGGCGCTGGTCGAAAATCAAAGTTGGGAAAGAAGTGACCTGGCTATACCTGCCGAAATGTCCCTACTACGCTGACTGCCAACCTCAACTCCGTGACCCCAAGCGAGGAATGCGTGACCGACCTGAACCAGCTTCCGCTGAAGCAGGCAGCCCTGGAATATGCAGCTAGAGGGTTTCATGTCATTCCATGTCGCACGAAAGATAAGCGTCCTCTTGTCGAGTGGAAGGACTTTCAGGTTAATGCGCCAGATTTGGAAATGGTCGATGCTTGGTGGTCACTTTGGCCGGATGCGAATATCGCCGTGATCCTCGGGAATGGCCGGATTGCGGTCGATGTGGATGGGGCCGAAGGACATGACGCCCTGAAAGCCGCCGGGATCGAGTTCCCGCCTGATACCCCGACAAGCTTGACCGGGCGGGGAGTCCATTACCTCCTCCGGGGGCAGGCTGATGACCGAATCGGGCTGCTCCCGAAGGTCGATATCCGGGGGAAGGGCATTATCGTGGTCCCGCCGAGCGTTCATGAGTCCGGGAAGGTCTACACATGGCTAGTCCCGCCAACGTCGCTCCTGGAGGCTCCTAGGAGCTTACAGAGGCTCCTAGAGACCCCCTCGGCAGCCCTCCAAACCCCCCTATCCGGCCATGATTGGGTTACCGAGGCGATGCAGGGGGTCGGTGAGGGGGTCAGGAACGTGACCTGTACCCGGCTGGCGGGGTACTTCTTAGCGAAAGGCGTCCCGCCTGATGCGGTCAAGGCATTGCTGACCGGCTGGGCAGCGAAGTGCAGGCCTCCGCTCCCGTTCAGCGAGGTGATGGCCAGCGTCGATTCGATTGCTCAGCGGGAAGGCGCCCATCACGACGAGCCGAAGAGCCTGTTCGACGATCTCATGTCGGTGAAGCAGCTCTATGAGAAAACCCCGAACGAACACCAGTGGGTTGTCCGAGACTACATGCCGAAGGGTGGTCTTGTGCTCCTGTCTAGCGCCGAGAAGGCCGGGAAGTCAACGTTGAGCTACGCGCTGATCGCCTCAGTCTCTAAGGGCCTAGACTTTCTCGGGAAGAAGTCTGAGAAGGGGAGCGTCCTGGTGCTCGCTGTTGAGGAACACGCTGTAGACGTGAAGATGCGAGCTATGAAATTCGGGATCGAAGAGGCTGACCCGGTGTCGTTCTTTGTCGGCGATTTCCCTCCGACACAAGAGTCCTACACAGAATTACGTGATATGATCCTGGCGCATAAGTTCTCGTTGGTCATATTGGACACACTGGGGCACCATCTGGCTGGCATCATCGACAATGAAAACGACAACATGGTGATGTTGAAAGCCCTCAAGCCGTGGCTGCGGCTCGCGCGAGAGACAAACGCGGCGGTTTTGGTGATCCATCATAAAGGAAAGGGCGAGCAGGCGTACCGTGGCGCGTCGTCGCTTGGCGGTATCGTGGACCAGATACTGACGTTGAGATATGGCGGAGACTACCGGCGTGTCCTAGAGGCGCGTGGGCGATACTGGAACACGCCGAAAAGCATTTGGATTGAACTGCGTGACAATCAGTATGTGGTCCTTCCGTGAAGCGTGGGATTTGGACCAAATATGGAATGACGGAAGCTCAGTACAAGATATTCCTCTCGATCAAGCCAGGGTGTTGGATCTGTGGCCGTATGAAGAAGAATGACGGATCACCCGTGAAACTGTTTACTGACCATGATCATGCTACAGGCAGGGTTAGGGGAAGACTTGACTACCCTTGCAATCGCCGGTTGATCGGTCGGAGACGGGACGGAGACCTTTATCGTCGCGCGGCGGACTACCTCGACTCCACGTTTGACGGCAGAAACATCGAAACGCAAACCGAAAGCGGCAAAGCCCCCAAAGCCAAAACCCGAGCCGCCAAAGTACGACTTCGCCGACAGCTACCGAGGACCGATGACGACGCTCGTCAATAACGCGACGCAGAAGACGAAACGCCGCTGGGTCACGTTGACCGAGTGGCCGGGAAGTCTCGTCCAGGCGTATGACGCGGGGATTCTCTACGGCGAGGCGGAACTGCTCGGCAAAGCGATGAAAGCGATGTCCTCACATCCATGGCGTTGGGCGATCACAGCGTATCGGAAGCCGACGCCGCCTGTGACAATATGATAGATAAACTTCTTGAATACGCTGAACCAGAACCCAATACAGGTTGTTGGCTCTGGACTGGAGGCACAACAAATTCAGGGTATGGTTCTCTCTGGGTAGAAACTGAATCAGGTCGCAAAAAGGTTGGCGCTCACAGAATTGCTTATCAATGTGTGTACGGGTCTATCCCACCAAAGATGACCATAGATCACCGATGCAAAATAAAGCGCTGCGTTAATCCTTCTCATCTTCGCCTGCTCTCGCATAGAGAGAATATCCTGCTTGCTGATCGTGGTGTCATCTCGGAGAACATGGCAAAACTCACGGCTCCTTGCGGTCACCCCTATACCGTACGATGGGGTAACGCTCTCCGGTGCCTGCCTTGTTCACAAACCTACATGCGAACCTGGAGAGCCAATCGTGGAATTACTCAACGTTGCGCCCAGACGACTCTCAATTCGGACGAAATGGGAGGAGATGCGCGTGATGTTCATCGGGGATCTCCAATGGGCGGGGAAGAAATCACACGGGACGGCTCTATCAAAGTTAAAAGAAACGATAGCTGAGGGAGTCGAACGAGGCGCTTATTTCATAGGAATGGGCGATATGATAGATTTCATGTCGCCATCAAATCGCCAGCGACTACGCTCTGCTGCACTATATGACACAGCAGAAGATGTTATTGATGATAAGGCCATGGAACTCACTCAGGAAATATTCGACCTGGCGCTCAGGCCAACTGTTGGACGATGGCTCGGACTTGTGGAAGGGCACCATTTCGCGCAACTGAAGACCGGCGATACCACGGATATGCGTCTCTGCCAGATGCTCAAGGCGCCGTTCCTCGGGACGTGTGGTGTCATCCGGCTTGTTTTCGACCGGAGTGGGTCACGGGTGCCGGTCACGCTTTGGGTCCACCACGGGCATGGAAACGGACAGACGGGGTATTACCCACTTAGCAGGTTGGAGCGCACATCAGCCGACCAGGAGGGCGTTGATGTCTTCGCCATCGGACATACAACCAAGTTGGGCCACCTCGTTAAGAATCGTATGGGCTACCGATGGGATCACGGTGGAGCTGCATACCACCGAACTGTTCACCTTATCGGAACTGGAGGATATAGTCGGGCATATATCGAAGGTTCTAGACAGGGACGAGTACCCCGAGGTGGATATGCGGAGCAACAGATGCTGGGTCCCGCCGTCATCGGTTCTCCGACCCTCATCATCCGCCCGACGCGCTCGAAAGACTCGCACTACCCGATCCTGAAGGTTGAGGCATGACCGCGCTCTATATCATTGGTTCACTCCGTAATGAGCGAGTCCCTGAGATCGCCAGGACTCTCCGTGATGCCGGGTACGATACATTTGACGACTGGCATGCGGGAGGACCTGAAGCTGATGACGAGTGGCAGCGATACGAGGGGACGCGAGGACGGACGTACAAGGAAGCCCTCGCCGGATTTCATGCCCGGCATGTGTTCGAGTTTGACAAGTACCATCTGGACCGAGCAGACGCCGCTGTACTCGTTCTTCCGGCGGGGAAGAGCGCACACTTAGAACTTGGGTACATGATTGGAAGGGGGAAGGCTGGATACGTACTATTTGACAAGGAACCAGATAGGTACGACGTAATGTATCTATTTGCTACACAGATTTGTTTCAGTATAGAAGAACTAACACAGGAACTAGATCGCATCAGCAAACTAGACACCAAAATTAAGGAGCAAGTTCGCTCCTATCGCAATGCCCCGTGGAATTGGGATCGGTGAATACGCTATGGGTAAGCATGACACGTTTCTCAAGGGTGATCCGGTCAAGTTCCAGGACCGTACGTTTACGTGGCGGGAAGGGGAAGTCCAGTGCGTCGAGCGCAGCTCGGTCCATGTCTTGTACCGGGACTCGGCGAAGCGTCAGATGCGGGTTATCGTCCTTCCGACGAAGCGAGTGAAGCCAGCGGTGAAAAACTGATGAAATCCTACGAGCGTGCCTTGGAGCAGCGTGGGTATACGCCGTTGATCAGCATCGGCTTCAGGAAGCGGGCAGATGGTGTCCAGACGATCAAGCTGGCGGCGAGCCCCGTTGTCCGCCAGTTCAGCCCGGCAGACTGGGAGAAGATCCGGGAGACGATCATCGGGGCGCTCGATAGGCTGGTTGAGAGTCCGCTAGATGATCTGGAGTTTGAGTAGCGATGCGCTGGTTCTGGCTCCTGCTCGCAGGGATCTGGTCCGGGGTCGCACTGCTCTATTTCCTCGGCTGCTGGCTTCTCGGGCAATGGCCGTGGCATTTCTGGAAAGAAGCGTTGCCGGATATGTATGACGGGAAAGAAAGCTATGATCAGTGGGCAACGAAGATGGAACAGGCACGGCGGCTTCAGGCGAAGGAGGAGGAAGACCAATGATCATATTAGGGATTGGATTGATCTTCTTCACATGGATGATTGCTATTCCTCTTGGGAGAGCAGCGGCACAGTGGGAAGATCGAGCAGGGTATGCAAATAAATTATTCACATGGCGGGCTTGGCTACTTATGGGAGTAGGTTTTGTTCCAGCTATTACTGGGGGTCTTCTTCTCATTTATTATCTATGACTACAACCTACTGTACGGACCCCTTCGAGCACTGGGTTCTCGACGACTTCCTCCCACCTGACCAAGCCTGGCGAGCGTATGCCCATTTCTACGGGGGAGACGGCACGTGGACGCACCGGAATCACCTGTACTGCCGGAACAAGGAGACGCGGACTCATGGCCTTCATCCTGACGTGGAGCAGGTTCTTCAGGGACTCGAAGGCCAAGCTCTCCGGCACTACTTTTCTGTCCTGACAGGACTCCCCGAGCTAGAGGCTGACCCTGACCGCTTCGGCGGGGGACAGCATGTCATTCGACGGGATGGGTTTCTCGGGATACATGCCGACTTCACGCACCATCCGACGACAGGGATGCGTCGGGCGTTGAACGTACTGATCTACCTGAACGCGCACTGGAAGAAAGGTGACGGCGGGGAGCTAGAGTTGTGGGCACCGGATATGAGCCGGTGTGTGACGACGGTCGAGCCGTTGTTCAACCGAGCTGTAGTCTTCAAGACCGGGCTGAAGAGTTTTCATGGTCACCCGGAGCCGTTGCGGGCGGAGGAGCGACGGAGCTTGGCGGTGTATTACTACGTGCCCGTAATCAAGGAACAGGCGCCGCCTGCTACGCCCTACGCATGGATTGGTGGACCTATTCTCAAGACGACCGACTACCGCCCCCGGCCATGGGAGTACGGACTGAGGATGCGGCGGTGGCTAAGCAAGAGGATCAAGAGATGAGGGTTATATGGCTCGCTGCTGGTGCCCTCTGGGCTCTTGCGTATGTCATAGATGGTGAGCCACATGCTGCCATTGTTGCCACGCTCTGTTGTGGATTTTATGATCTGTTAAAAAAGTGACCCCGGAGGAACGTGAATGGTATCCCGTTCTCCGCTATCTCGGGCCGGTGATCGAGTGGGGTATACGCTGCTCGTGGTGGCTGCTTTGGTCATGGCGTGGACAGGATGGATGCTGTACCGCGTGTATGAGCGGCAGGGGATGATTCTTTACGTGCTTAACGGGGGGTGTCTATGAGATATACGATTGCTGATTTTCAAGCATGTATCGAGAAGGTGAATCTTCCTTCTCCTATCAAAACTGTCTGGAAAGCGTGGGGACGTGGGCCTGGAGGGGCTAGGGGGCTTGGTTCGTGGGAAGGTGGATTTCTCTGTACGCTCCAGGATGGAAGCGATGTTTATATCGTCGGGAGCTGTGACTACACCGGCTGGGGCTGACAGGATGAAGCACAGATTATCCCCGTGCGGGATCGTTATAAATTCAAGTGTTCACGCAGTAAGGACTCACATTACGATAGTTATGATGAAGACTTTAAAAGTCATGTAGAGGACGAAGAGATCGACAGCGAGCCGATTGATCTCAATAACTGGATCAAATGGGGATGCCCAGAACCATGATCCTCGGCACCCTCCGGGTCTGCCCACGGTGTCAGCGGCATGTCTATCCGTATCCGACGTGGCGGCCTACGTGGTGGGCATGTCCGCGCTGCGAAGCGGTCTGGGAGGATCTGTGATGATTCTCTCCAATATCGCCATCTGGTGTTTCGTGCATTTCTTCGCCCGGCATGAGGTACGTGGCGTGACGATCATTGAGTCGATTCGGATGACATGGTGCTGACATGACCACCTCCCGTGATAGATTCTTGGCTCAGCTTGAACGATGCGTCCGGTATCAGAATGAGAATATCACGCTCCCTGATCCTCCACGCTCTAGTGAGTCAGTGCATGACACGAGCGAGTTCATCCCAATGGACCCGATGGGCAACGGGCAGCCGCAGGTTGAGGTAGAACGTGATGCGGTATGGGGATTGAGGCCGCCGGGGGACGATGGACCGTCGGTCGTGGGGGATGGAGGATGGGCATGATCCACTTCTGCATCGTTACGCTCGGGTCGGATGATCTGGTTGCTCTCGCGCTCAGGAGTATCGAGAAGTACGTCAGCACGCCGCATTCGGTGACGACGATTCATCTTCCGCTTGACACGGATGATCCGGCAGCGCATGGCCGGGCGATTGACGAATGGCGGAGACAGACCAAAGGGCTCGTCTGGGCTAATGACATTGTCGTCGTGATGGACCCGGACGTGGCGATCTTGAGCGGGTGGTGGGAAAAGGAATTGTTGAACGCGTTCAGCGACCTACAGGTCGGGATCTGGGGCGCCGGGTCTAAAGAAGACTTCGGCCCGCGTGTTCATGCGTCAATGATGGCGATCCGGGGGAGATTGTGGAATACGAGTAAGAAGAGTTTTATCCCAACAGATTCAACTCATCATCCCCGCGAGTGGCGTGATACTGGCGGGCTCTATTGCCAGAATGCAGTAGATAACCAATGGGCACTCAAACCAGTCGAACGCCGCCCTGATGATTGGGAAGGCTACTCTTGCTGGGCCATGCCGAATACCGGAGGCTCAGTCCTCCTCTGGACCCACCTCGGCGGGGGTTCACATAGCGACGTAACCCGGATGACGTGGTATCAGCGCATCAGACGGTATCAAGCGATCAGGGAACGGGAGCGATGGAAACGGCTGGTCAGTGAGCATCTGGGATGTTCCTGATCCTGGCTGCCTATATCACCCTCGGCTGCTACTTGATCCGCCGTCTCCCGTGGAATGATAGTGAACGGTCCTATCTGGACGTGGACCATATAGAGATGGCACGGCGGTATCGGGAGGAATTCGGAGAGGTCATGCCACGGCGGATGCCATTTCGGCTTCCGGGGGAATATCTGATCTACGCTTGGGTGCCGAGACACCGGCCGGCACTCGGCCGAGTTGCGGCGCTCATCGTCAGCTCATTCGGCGTCTACCTGATGATGGCATATGCGAGCCATCTGGCAGGGCCGAGAGCGGGGCTCATAGCCGGATTGATCGTCCTGTCGAGCCCGACGCTCGTCAGCCTGCTCTGCTCAGCGAGCTACGTAGCCCCTGTGGCGACCTTGTGGGTCGGGGGCTGGTACGCGCTCGACCTAGGCTGGCCGAGCATTGCACTCGGCTGCGCGGTCCTGCTCGCCCTGCTCAGGGCCTCGGCGTGGGGGATGAGCCTGGCCCTGCTCGCGTTCTTGCCCTACGGGTATAGTCTGCCTGCTGCCTGGCTGCTCATCGCATATCTCTGGGGCTGTCAGAGAGAGGTTGTTCTAAGTCAGGGCTGGGCTAGACTGATCCGCCGGGAGCCCTGTCCGGTCTGGGGGATACCCCAGGACGGATGGCACTACGGCTTCCGGGTACTCGTGAGGCGTTATGAAGGGCTGATTCCGTGGGTGCTGTTTGCGGTGATTATGGGGGTCTATTCTTCGCAAGGAGCGCGGATATTAGCTATCACTGCGGTTGTATTCGTAGCCACTCATCTTCCACGGGCGTTGATCCGGCCGAAGTGGACGGTCGGCTATGTACCGGAGTTCCTGCTAGTCGCAGCAGTCGGAGTAAGCGCCCTACTCGCTCACGCTACTCCCTGAGTAATACGCCCACACGTTCCCAGGCCAGTTGGCATTCAGGTTCGCCGGGTCATTCTCGACACCGACAGGTGCCCAACGCGAGGACATGAACTTGGTGAACGCCTCAGATAGTCTGCCCTGAGCATCGACCGGCCATTCCTTGAACCGGGCGACGTAGCGGTACTGGTTATTTCTGACACTCAACGCGGCCACACGAGCCTGCGCTTCGTAGGTGTCAGCGGCTTCGCTCAATACCCCGAACTCACGTCCTGGTCTGCCATTCTCTGCCAGGCGGATCGCCGCGAGAAACGCGGCGGGGACGCCGATGTCGGCTGCCGTCCGCAGAATGACGGCCTGTTCCTCCTCAGGCAGATTTGCTGCCTTCCCTGTCAGCTTCATGATATAGTTACCTTGCTCGCTGCGGCGTGGTGAGTACACGCGCGCTCTGACCATTAGTCACGGCCGGGGGATTGCTCATGGCCCTGGTGAGACAACGGGGCGTCGGGTCACCTCCGTGACGCAAGTGTTGCCCGGAGCCGGTTTGAATCCGGCCAGCGAGCACTTATTCAAACACACCAGTAGCATGATCTCGGACGTGCTCGTCTATCTTGGTTTCGATCCGGTTGACGGTCGTCATCATCGCTTCATGGTTGATGTCTATTTTCTGATCGAGATGGGCCAGATCATTTGTTCGCATCGTCTGGATCATCTTGAAGATGAACAGGAGTGCCCCGCTGAGCAGGGTGACGATTGCGATGTAGTCAGCGACGGATAACGCGGGCCAGTTCACGGCTTGGCTCCGGGGAACATCAACGGTCCGTATTGCTGGGCCATCGGGCCTACAAGGTCTAGCCCAGCACCAATGCCCTGTGAAGCTCCAAAGTTCAGCCCAGTTTGCTGACCGGGGCTGATCGCCAAGGGGTTGCCTACGAATCCAGGGCTCCCAAGCTGGAAACGGGCATACGCGGCTCCGGGAAGCGGAAGCACGCCGGCAAGGGCGGCAGCTTTTCCAGTAGGAGACATTACGTCTTTGCGGCCCATCGTCTCAGGAGAGAGCCGGAGGGCCTTTGCGAGCGACCAGTAGCCTTCCTCGCCCATCCGGTTCACCCAGTCCTTGCGATTCTTAGCAAGGGCGCCCTGAAGGGCGTCCTGATTGAACGCGGTTCGTGTATGGACCTTCTTTCCGAAGGCTTTGGGAAGGAGCCCTGACTTCTCTCCGATCAAAGCCATCCCCGCCTCGTAGGCCCCTCTGGAATCATTGAACGTCGTAACAGCCTCTGGGTGGATCAGGCTCAACTGGCTCTGGAACGCTCTAAGTGACTCCGCATAGAGTTGCTTGGCTTGTGCTCCGGTGATGTTCTCACCGAGAACTTTGTATTCCTTATGTGGGTGCATCCGCTTGACGGCAGACCCAAAAGCCGTGAGCTGATCTCGCGCTTCCTGCCATTGACCATGTTGTCCAGGTCTATCAGCCCCAAGCAGCGGGAACTGAATCTTCGTCCCTTGCTGTGCTTTCTGCTCGATCAGACTCCCGATCTTAGCGTCAGCCTGATCCATGAAAGCCCCGAGCTTGGCTTCCCCGACACTGACAGATCGCCCGGTTTTGGGGTTTTTGACATATCCGTTGACCAGGTTCTCAATGCCTTCAGGCGTCGGAGGTACATCGTTGAACACGCCCTTGAGCTTAGGATTCTGTTTGAACGCCTGGACCACCTCAGCAGCCCCGATTTTGTCCATCTTGGCTGCTGCCCGATCCATCCCGACCTTGCGGAGAAAGTTGACCCCAGCGCCGATAGCCTCTCCAGTCAGCCCGGCAGCAGCACCTTGACCAGCGCCCTTAGCTGCCGTCCCGAGACTGAGTTCCCCTTCACCTGCAAGCGCCCCGGCTGCCCCACCGAGGGCAGCAGCGCCAACCCGAGTTGCTCCACGGGCGATGGGAGAGGCCATTTTTGAGGCGACAGGGCCAGCGCCAAGGGTTGCGGCAGCAATACCTAATTCCGTCGTATTCTGCGGGACGAGCATCCTGCCAGCTAGTCCGCCCATCGTCTGTCCGAACGCCGATGGCCCACCGAGGACTGTACTGACGATCTTAGTCAACGGAGAGGCTACGTAGTCTTCATACGCTTGGCTGACGACAGGCCGACGCGGCTGTACTGTCAGCCCTGCCTGGCCGCTGATCGCATCCTCAAGTGGCACCAGTCCTGGAGGAAGAGGCTCAGCCATTACTTGACCTCCTCCCAGCCCTTCGGTACGGGATAGCCCTTCTGGAGCTTGGCGTAACCACCCTTGCCGTCTGTGACGAGCTTCTCGCCTGGCTGGAGACCGGCACGGGTGTTCTTCCACGTATCCCGAGTCATGCGATCCAACTGGGCGAGCTTCTCCTTGAGCGCGGTCGGTGTCTTACCGGGGACTCCGGCAACCTGTGAGATGACTGCCTGCTGCGCGGCGTCAATGATGTCGCCCATCAAGGCGATCTTCACCGCCCGAGACGTTTTGGTATCGAAAAACGACGATGTGGCTGCTGACTGCCAACGGGTCACGTCCTCGTTCGTCATCACACCAGACTCCACCATCCTGGCGAGATACGACGTCGCCGCCGCAGTAGAATCTTGGTAGGCACGTGCAATAGGATCTGATCCTGTCCGAGCGCCGACGTGCAAGCGAATTCCCTGAGCCAATGCATCCTGCCATCGGTCAGCCGTAATGAGCTTATCCGCGATAGCGTTCATATCGCCAAACGCCGTTCTCTGCGGCTGCAACGCCATCAATGCTTTCTGCTGCTCTGGGCGGGCGAAGCGGTAGCTCCCCTTACGAAGCTCTCCGACGGTGATTCCTTGCGGAGGTTTGATGATCTGCCCACTCTGGACGAGGGCAGTCACGTCGATATGCTGATCGCGTTCCTCGGCCGGTGCAGGCATCGTCATAGCGAGTTCAGCGGCAGCAAGCCCCTTCTTCAAGGACTCTTGAATCCGCTGATCCTGGGCCGCCTTGACCGCTCCAGCGATCTGTTCTTTCGACGCCAGGGCAGGGGTTAGCGGCTTTCCATTCGGCCCGGTATACATCGCCGCAAGAAGCTCCTGCGCGGTCTCTGTCATCTTCGGGCCTTCCAGGGCCTTCAGGGCGGCCTCGCCAGTCGATAGGCCGATATTGGCGATGTGCTTCTCATTCTCCTTGTTCGCCACATACTGATTGAATACGCGCTGTAGTGTAGGAGACTTTTCTAGCGTCTCCTTGACCTGTGGATCGGTCAGGAATTTCTGCATATCTAGCGGGTTATCTCGTGAGCCTCCAAGGCTCGCCACGACCTTTGGCAGCACATCCTGAACCATCGCCAGAGCATCAGCGTCCTTCTGTTCCCGCCACCGCTTCAAGACTTTCTCGTTATCCTCGGTAGATTTGGTCTGTCCTAGTTCAGCGAGGATACGCGGCTGATCTTTCTGCCATAGCGGATCGTTGAACATCTCGGAATACGTTCCGGCAACATCACGGGATGTCAGAGCCTGCTCGATGATGTCTGGGCGCATATTCATCCCAGCCATCTGTGACCGCTGGGTCAGGATTTGCTGAAGATACGGCTTTATAGTCTTCTGCTGATCTGGGGCATACGTGTGAAATTTATCGAGCTGCTCGACCATCTCTTTGTATGTCTGTTGCTGAAGCTGGCGTTCCTGTGACTTGATATTCGCTATGCCTTGGAGTTTTGGCAGCTCGTTCAACGCATAGAGATACGCATCTTCCGCTGAGGCCGTATTCTTTGCGGCCGGATTGAACCCGCTGATCGCCTGGAGATTTCGAGTGATCATCTCCTCGACATTCGGAACATTACCGCCAATTGAAGTTAGCGGAGCACGCTGGAATCCAGGCATCGCAGAGGTGGCAGGTGGACGTGGAGGGAGAGGCGATCCCCCAATCGGGAGTCCGCCCTGCGCTCCAGGAGCTAGAATGCTCCCTTGCTGGGGAGTGAATCCTGACGCGAATTCTTCGAGCGGATCAGCCACTTAGAACCCCCAGAGATTCTTGATTCCCTGACCTGACGTGCCCGGCCTGGCTCCGCCAGTGATGGGATTCGTCCCGGTCCCGTAGTACAGATCCATCCCTGCCTTCGCGCCGCCGAGGATATCCCCAGCACCGAGTGACCATGTAGGTGACTTGCTTGTACCGCCGCCGCTCGTCGTTTGTGTCATCGGAGAGCTAGCAATGCGCTGTTGGGCAAGCTGGTTCCCGAACGAGTACGACCCAGGCTGTGCCTGCGCCAACTGAAGCCGGTTGTTCGCCGCGTTCTGTTGAAGCTGCTGCCCGAAGTCGAGAACGCCACGGTACAGGTTCTGATTCTGCCCGCTCAGATCGAGCGCAGACTTGGCCTGCTGCCCGCCCATCTGGGCTTGGTAATTTGCCAACTGGCGTAGGTAGTCTCCGCCGATAGGCGAGTCACTAATTGTCATCCCGCGTCGTGCGGCTTCCTGCGATGCGGTTTGCTGCATCTGGGCGAGCTGGGGCGCCATGATTGACTGGTAATACTGCTGGAGTGCCTGTTGCTGGGCTGGATTGATTAACTGCTGCCCGCCCATAATTCCCTGAAGATTAGTTGCAGCCTGCCCCTGGAGGCCCTGAAGCTGCCCGAACAGCGGGCTTTGCTCGTATTGCTGCTGTGCTTGCATCGCCCGCTGAAGCTCCTGAGCCTGCTGCTGGGCGACCTGCTGATTGATCGTCTGGAGCAACGATTCCTGAGACGACATCGGAGCGATGTTCCGCGTCATTGTCGTTGTCTGCGGCTTCGTCTTGCTGCCGCCACCAAATGTGACCGACATTAAAGGCTCCTCAACCACATGGTTCCGTGACCGTTGTTGACCGCACCGAGCTTCGGCATCACCTCGTTCACCTCACGCTTCTCTCCGACAAATGCGGCCCAAGCAGTCACCCCGAGCGAGCGGAACAGTAGTTCCAGTGACTCCCAGAGCTTGACGGCGGCTCGGCCTTTCTGGTGCTCGGGGAGTACGCCCATCTCGGTCACAATCGCGTAGGGGTGTCCGGCCATTCCGGCGATGAACCCGATCACCTGAGCCTGTCGCTCCGCGACAAGGAGAATTCCTGTCCAATGTGAGTAATCCAGACCGTCAGTCTTGATCCCGCACTGTTCAACAATGTCGGTAATCGCCGGGATATCTTCCTGCCGAGCGGGGCGGACGATCATACGGTCTCCACGGGCCAGCGATATGTGATGCCGTTGAGCGAGAGCGTGGCGTAATTTGTGGGAGGCGGCGGTGGAGTTGAAGCAGTACGAGTGCGCCCTTGGATGAAATATTCATACTCAGTCGGAACTGAGTTGAGTACAGTCCCGTTACCAAAGAAACGGATAACCGCACCGATCTGGTAGCCATGCCCGGCCACGTTGGGGGTCATGCCGCCAATGCGAAGCGGGGCTGCCAACATACGCCTGGATACCGGGCTTAACGGGGCCACTCCTGGCGGGCCCATCCGAGTGATACTGTTGACTAGGACCGCCTCAGACATCTCGGCTCCGTTCTCGGCTAGAAACTTGAGCCGATAGTCGGGGACTGCAATGGCTGTTCCCGCCGTGGTGATGTCATACAGCCCGAGATAGACATCCATAGCCGTGCCTTCGATGCCACCCGGGTTGGCATAAACAATATGGGCGCATTCAGCACCTAGGATCTCGACATCGACATTCTCGTTAGGACCCCATACGCTGTCCTGATTGAACGGACCTGGATAGTGCCACGCCTGAGTCGTCTGGAAGTCCTGAAATGGTAGCGTGAACGAGTCGCTGACGTAAAATGAAGCCATTAGCTCTCCTGAGGTCCCATTGCCATGACGTAGACTTGATCTGCATCAATCGCTGTGCCTGTTGCTGCGGCAGCCGTATGAATAATTGTCGAGGTGGAGGACATGCCTCCCTGCTGTACAGAGGCAATCATCAACCCTGGCCCTGTCGATTGCATTGCTGTCGCCATAACGAGGTATGCTGATGCTTGCTGGAACGGTCGAGACCAAGTGATCGTATATTGCCCATTAGAATCACGGACTACGGAACTGACGCCAAAAGATGCGTAAATAGATGCGCCGACTTTTCCTCGGAACGTGACCCACGCGCTCGGAACGTTCTCTTTGTACAGCGCATGACGCTGCGGAGGAGACATGACACTGGCCGGGACAAACGCCGTCGCGACTGTGACATCGACGGTATCAGCAGAGCCTAGTGTGAGTCGCCCCGTGCCCTTCGTATCAATTGTTAACGGGATATTGGTGTCAGCACCAGCCACGTCGATGACGACAGCAGCCGTTGTCTGCGACGGCGTGACCCGAAGGTAGTTTGTCGCGTTGGTATACGCGCTCGCCTGAAGGACGATCCGCCCAGCCGAGACCAGGTTGACAGTCCCGGCGGTCAAGCTCATCACGCCATCGTCAGGACCACCGAACGCGAGGGCAGGGTAGAACCGCTCATTGATCGAGCCATCACGCTTGAACTCGACATAGGACGTACCGGTAGTCCGTGCGACAACGCTGAACGCCGTAGCCCCGCCGGCAGTCAGGCTGACTTGATCGGCACCAGGGGATTCAAGGCCGGTATTCGTATCCCCGGTAAACGCGAGTCCGGGGGATGATGCGGTCCCCCTGGCGAGGTCTACGAGGGAGAACCCGTCGAAGTCCAGATTCTGTGTTAGCGGGGTTATGAGCGAACCCGCGTTGTCGATCAAATTGTTAAACTCGGCGTTCAGATCGGACGCACTCAGGACTTCCCCTGAGATCCAGTTATGTACGCGCGATAGAGCCACTACACGCTCCTACGAAGGCAAGGATTCGTCAACACCGTGGATCTCCATGAACAATTCGAGGTAATGTGGCTCCATATCCTGACTCGAAGAACTCTGATACCAGCGGAGCTGGAGATCCCTGAAATCCCCGTTCATCCTGAATGGAATGGTCCGATACTGGCCACCACCGAGAGTACCGAGCGTCGAGTTATCGAGGGTAAATGTGCCCACTAGGCGAGCGTGTTACCGCCTCCCTGTGAAATTGTCTGAGTCTGTGCGGCACTAGTATCTCGGGTATACTCGAACGAGAAGTTGTAATTGCCCTTCGGACGAAGCGACCAGAACCCCGCATGAGCGCCCTTCTTGATTGCACTCGACCCGAAGTTCAGGAACGGTGTCTGCACGTCTCCGGTATACGCAGTCCCGCCAGCGATGCTACGGTCCGATACGTCAAGCTGATGCACATATCCGCCGCTTGTCCCGGCGAAGAGCTTGTGTCTCCGGCCGAGGATCTGCATCACCGCGAGACAGTTGGCGTTGACGTAGTTAGTATTGACGCCCCAGGACGCCCAGCGTCCAGGCTGGAAGCGGTAGTCATAGACGAGGTAGACAGACTTGGTAGTAGTGCCAGCAGGGGCGAAGGACCAAACCGCCTGGCCTTTGGCCTGGTAGTTGACACCCCAGCACTGGTTCAGGACGGTATGGTTCAGCGAGTCCTGGTAGTAGCTCAGGATAGGCCGTGCCAGGAACGCTTCAACGTAGTCACCGAATGCGGCTGTCGCGGCGAGAGAATGGAGCCCTCTGGGGCTGGGGAATACCAGGTCATCGTTGATCCTGAAGACCCCGTTATGGTTGACTGCGCCTACGCCGGTCACGAACGGTACTCGGGCGAAAGCATCACTCCCGCTTGCTGCTGACCCAGTAATCCGGTGGACGCTGAGCCTGTTCGGTCCCTTGGTGACGATCAGTTCATTCTTGTGGCTCGTGATACTCGTGATCCTGTCACCGTCGTCAGGGTCGATGTCGATCGAGCCACTGCCGCCACCGGACCATGTAGTCGGGTCCAGGGTGTCGCTGAAGTAGAGCCGAGAGGGATTGGCTGCTACCCCTGCCGCCCAGAGCAGGTTCTTGTGCTTGACCATGAACGCGAAGTTCGGAGCCCCAGCCCCGAGGTCGCTGGTCGATCCTGCTGAGCCATCCCATTGCTGAGGGACATCGACGTTGCTCGTCGACGCCCAGATCATCTTCGCGGTAAACGTCTCGAAGCATGGCTCCTTCGCGGTCTCCAGGCCCGTCTTGATGGCTGACCATGTTCCGCTCAGGCTGGTCGACCTGAGGAGCTGAGTCCCCGCGTTGGCGATGTAGTTCTGTGTCTCCGAGCCTGCGGTGCCCTGGAGCCAGAAGTCGTAGAGCCCCTGGACACTGACCGCCGAGCCTGATTCGTCGAGCCTGGGACCGTACAGCGTGCTTCCGCCAACCTTGTGAGGTGCCCCGTCAAGCTCGTAAAAGACGTTATCCGACCTGAGCAGGAAGGGGACGTTGAGCGCATTGCCTTGTGGCGCTCCTGTGTAGACTGGGCCGAAGTCAGTTGCCCAGCCGCCACCGATGGTGATGATGACCTTGCTTAAGCGGTCACTCATCTTCCCCGTTTACCTCGAATCCTAGGATGAACATTCGCCCGATGACATGCTTCTGTGAGTCCCAGAACTCTTCCTGGGCGTCCATAACGCTTTCAACTTCGGCATGACTCAGCCCGGTCCGTTCGCAGAGATATGGGATCAGGACCGCGCTCAGGCGCTCGACTTCTCGTTTCAGATCACCGTCATGCACCCCGTCACTCACGTCGTCATTCACGGAACGAATTCCAGGCATCCGGGTTGGTCGTAAACCGTGACCCTGAGCCACGAGCGAAGAAGTACGGCTTGGTCGTCCTGGCCGGAATGATCCTCGGGTAATCTCGTTGTGGGTTCGAGTCTCCAGCTGCCCGCTTCACGCCGTCGGTGTACTCGGTGTACGCTTCCTGTGACCGCTGGTCGTCTTTCTGGTCTCGATACCAGATAAAGCTGGCGTAACTGAGCAGGATATGCCGGTATCTGACTGGGATGATCGGCTCATCAGCATCAGCGCTCATCTCGGTCTGCCCTACGCCAGCACTAGACACGGCTAGGTTCCGAGTCATGTACCGATACGGGATCGAGTACGCTTGGTCCGGGTGAGGGTAGAAGACGACCCTCGGGCGCCAGTCAGCGCTCCCTGACGGCCCGAGTTCTATCAACGTGCAACACTGCGGCGCATCGGCACGGATCGCATTTCTCGGGATCTTCCGGTAGAACTCGGCTGCGCCGAGAACCGGGATGTGCATTACGTCGCTGAACTGCCGAATATCGACAAGCCGGAAGAAGTCAGACGCGAGCGCGTATTCGTCTTCGTAGTACCGATAACTGCCGTAAGCCAGGGCATAGGTCGAGGCGACATCAATGTCCTGGGTATACCGGGAACTGAGAGTTATTGACGTATCTGACCCGACCGACGAGACGGTGTAGACCTCTCCGCCGGTCGAGATATAGACCTTCCCGCCAGCGTTCGCGTTATTGAATCCCATCCCGCTGACAGCAGTATTCCAGAGCGTATTACTGCCTTCGAGCGTAGTCCGGCTCGTTGAGGCGATAGAGACAGAGCCGGTCGTATAGGGCGGCCGGGTGATCAACGTCGCCGTCCGCTCTGCCCACGGCCAGTTCTGCTGGATATGGATGTCGTGGAGTGCGATGTTCAGGTAGCGCTTTGCAATTTGCTCTGATGCCCCGCTCGCGGTACTATCTGCTCGCATCCGGACGAGCAAATCACCAAATAATTCAGCAAATGTAGTAGGTTGACCAGTGGTAGCCATGGTATATTACTTGATATGAAGAGAATGGCCTGGCATGATGCCAAGTGGCTCGCTGGAGTGCTTGATTGCGAGGGTTGGATTGGAATGGTCCGTGTCTCGCACGCCAATAACCCCAAGTGGTCTACCTATTACTGCGGAGTCACAGTAGGCAACACAAATAGACGCCTTATCACTCGGCTCATACGAATGACTGGTGTGGGCGTATATAGTCGTTTCGACACCAAGGATGGCGTGAGAAAAGTTCGCCATGCTTGGGATGTTAGACGCCGTCAGGAGGTTCGGGATATCCTGACGGCAGTTCGTCCGTATCTTCTGTTGAAGCGACAACAGGCTAATCTTATTTTGTCCCTTCCCTCTGGTTTCAAGCATGTGCCTGCGCTCCGAAAGAAGGTCCATGAGCAATTACGCCTTCTGAACAAGAAGGGGATTGCTTAGTCGGCTGGCCGTATGTGGACACTAGGCGTCCTTCTCGTCCCCGTACTCACAGCCGGTAGGATAGAGACGCTTCGCCTGCTCGACTGGGAGCACGCGCTTGACCGTGATCCTGCCGCCAGCTTGACCGACTGTCAGGTACGCCCAGTCTGGAGTTCCGGTCGAATCCAGATGAATGAATAGATCTCGCTCAGGCCACGAGATGACCCGCCACTCGGGGCCAATCTGTGCCAACTGGCCGCCGTTCTCACAGACGGTCACGATCTGGCTGGTCAGGGTGGCATCGGTATAAGTCCGAAACGGGAACGGTGGTGCTGAGGCTGCCATGACAGGGGCAACCATCAGCATAAGACTCAATGAGATGAGAAGCAGTCGCTTCATTTATTCCACGCTTTCTGCCCGAACCATTTGACGCCCACCCAGCGCCACCAGCTCATCGGGCTTATGACACCAAAGACAGAACGAGACTGGATGACTTGACGGAATCTGGCGTCAGCTTCAGACTTGAAGATCGGCTCCCCGTCGAGCCATTGATGGGTTCTGTAATGGCAGTCATGTTCGAGGCAGGCATCGAGGTAGAAGTCTGGGACGCCTGAGCAGCCGTCAGCCTCAAGCTTCTTTGCGCGGACTCGAACGTGCAGCCAGTAACTATCCTCGGGAGGAGGAACAGACTTCTTCCAGTACGGTGCCACTTACTTGAGCGCACCTCCGAAGCGAGACTTCAGGATCGAGATGACTTCAAGCCCGGCGGCAAGGTCGCCGTTGTAGGCTTGCCAGCAGAGACGAATGAATCGGAAATACGCCACTACGGCAGCAACGCCTTCACATAGCTCGACAGGTCCAGGATGGCGTCAGCCGCCCAGCCGGTCAGGAACGCGATCAACTTGCCGTAGTGCTTCGCAAACAGGTCAGCCATGATATATCTCCTTATGGGTTATTTACGACGCCTGCACGGTACCGACGCGCAGGTACAGGTAACCAGCAGTCCCAGTGGACTTGGCTGTAGCACTCTGATTCAGTAGATTGACGTGAAGCTGGCCGAGGCCGTCCGCGTCTTCATACGGGATGCTCAGGCCATCGACAAACCAGGCGAACATGGTCCCGTATGCCGTAGCGACGGCGAACCGTCCACCGGGCCAGCTCGCCGGGAGATTGTCGGTCGTGCCGAGCAGGTTGACATATCCGATCAGGTTGGGAGGAAAGTACGTCGCCGTATTGACCGTCTTGCTCAGCGTGCGCTTATGGAACTCGACTCGCCAGTCAAGATCCTGGGCAGCGATGGCTTCAATCGTCGTGATGAAGCTTTTGATCGGCCCGCCACTCGCCCCCTCATTCGCAGACTGGCTGGCTCCACCGACAGTCAGATCGGCGAAGTCACTCGCGCTCGGAACAATCGCATCTGTGAAGTCGGTCGTCGCGGATTCAAAACTGAAATGTGATTCGGAAATCTGAGCCACTCGTCTATCTCCTTATGTGATCTATCTACCTACAAAGAATCCGCGTCCGATACCGCGTCCGAAATGCTGCTGAACAACATCGCCACCCTGGAGCGTCAGGCGGAAGTGGGCGAGGCCGTTGTATTTAGTTGTGCCCAACGCCGATGTGACAACATGCACCGTCGTGGTGGCGAATGCTTGCGTCACTGTCGCGCCCGTCCAAGTTGTGGTGGCTGTGACATTGGTCACCGTAGCATCGCGGAAATGGTCATCGCCGTCAGCGAATCCGGCCCCACCATTTGTGGCATCAATCACGGTCGTCGTATCGTCTTTGATGACGCCGGCCGCGTAGTCCACACCGCCGCCGCCTTCTCGGCCAAACGCGACATCGACCGTATAGGTTCCTGCCCCTGGAGCCGATCCGCTACTGAGATCAATTTGAAAATCTATGCCTACCGAGGGGGTCCCTCGGACGCGCCCGGCGATTCTCGGGTCATTGCCCACAAGGAGGTTTGACGCATCATCGGGGGTCGCGGTCCACCCTGCGTTGAGTGACAAACCGTTTCCATTGGTATAGGTGTTCGGATAGACTTCGGTACTCGCAAAGCAGGCGTAGGCGGGGTCCGTGACAAACACGCTCGTGGCGCGGAAATCCCACGCGAGGTCGAACGCCATGGCTAGAAGGCCAGCATCGCCTCTTCAACATTCGCGAGGACCGCTGCCACTCCAGCGTCAAGCTGAGCCTGATTCGTGATCGTTGCCGTACTCAGATTTGTGGCCCACGTCATCAGGTTGTTATGGACCGCAGTCATATCCCCTGATGCAATTCCAATGGCTGCGGCACCACCAGCAACCTGTGTAGGATACTTGTCATAAATCGCCTTGTTCATGGCGAGTCGCTGGAGAAACGCATTACCGAGATCCCGGACGGCCTGCTGAGCAGCGGCAAACGTTGGAATAGTTCCGGCCGCCACACCCTGCTGAATGATAACGACGTTCTTCCGCATATTGTTCTGCATCGTGGAAAGATTCTGGCAGAGCTGAACAACACCAAAGAAGCGATCAATCGTGGTGGGCATCGAGTCGTGTTGCCCCTAGCTCTGCATGCTCCGCAAGGCCATTTCGATGGCGAGACCGAAGTCTCGCTTATGTGTCCCCGGGAATTCCTTAATGAGTTGGGCATAGGTCTGGTGCCGCTTCGCTTCCCCACCCATCCCATCAGGATAGGGAGCCTGAACCAGTTCCTTCGTCCGTACCAGCACGTCAGGATTGATCTGAGTCTTCTCTAGCTTGCTAACAAGAAGATCGTTCAGATTCGACACCTTCTGCTCAAGCTCACGGATCGTACTATTCTGAATATTTGACTCAACAATCAGCGCAGCCTTCTCTTGCTGCGTCTTCGCACACGTCGGGCAGGGAGGAGGCTCCAAGAAAATCTGAGGCCGCTCAGTCAGTTCGGCTTCTTTCTGAGCCAAGAGCGATGCCTGTTTCCCGACTGTTTCCTGAAGGCTCGCCAGGTTACGCTGTATAGTCGGACATGTCGGACACGGAGCCGGAGGCTTCTCCTGCCATCCACCCTGACGCGCAAGCCACAAACCGAGTGATTCAGTCCAGCTCATCCTTATCCTCCTAGAAGATGGAACAGCACCCAGACGTGATGTCTGAATCGGCTATACGTATCGAAGTACCGGCGTTGGCGGAGCCTGGCATCAGCGGCACTCGTATCGCCGCCAGCAGCAGCGTTATCTGCTCCAGCTAACTTCCAGCGTCCAACAGGCCCAAACGCAGTCAGCATTAGGCCGGGTCAATGCTCGTGACAATGGCGGTCACCGCTTCCGTAGCGACTGTCGCCGTCCACTCAGTCGTGGTATCGTTGTTACTCGTGACTGTCAGCGTCCCGGCAGCAATGCTGACTTTGTTCCTGAGTGCCATCAACGCCTGGCCAACAGTCCGGCCACCAGACGCTCCACGGGTCAACGTGCGCCCGAGAATGTCATCAGCATAGGTACTGCCGATGGTTGTGATCTTGCCGTCAAGGTAGTCTGTCGCGTGGTACATCCGCTGCATTACCTTGCCGGCGGTGTTGTCCGTCTGGTGAGCCCCGTAGATGACTTCATCCCAGACGCCATCGGCGATCTCTGCAACCGCATCCGCAGCAAGCTCTGCTGCTCCGATAGCATCTGTAGCGATCTCGCTGGCTCCGATGGCATTGGCAGCAATAGCAGCGGCGTCAATGGCTCCGGCCGCAAAACTTGCCGTCGTGATGGCTCCGGTATCGACCACGTTGACCGTCTGCCCGGTCGCCGGAGCGCTCCTGGTTGAGATGGCAGCATCTACGTACTGAGTAGCAAAGTACGTCCTGGCCAGGGCCTTCTCGACACTATTATCAGCCATGGACGTGAGTGCAATCGTCTGCTTCACGTCAATCGGCATATACCCGGCGGTAACCGGCGCGGCAATCGCCGTCCCATTGATCCCGGCGACGTTGGCGTAGGCACTGGCCGTCGTGATGAGGAGATACTGGGTCGCCGCATTCGTGGCGACAAAGCGAAGCATGACGTAGGGAGACGCCGTCGGCAACTCTGGAGCAGCCAGGAATCCCCCGTAGACTCCAGTGGCGGCGATCTCTGGAAACGCACCACTGAGATTCTGGAACGCATTCCCCTTGGCTGTTGCACCGCCAGGCGTAGCACCGTCAGCAGTGTCACTCCATGCGATCCAGGTTCCGGTGACCGCTAGACCGGAGAGTGTCAGTCCACCCGTCGAGATCATCGGGAAGGACACATAGGTACTGGCGTTTGCGACGCGGCGAAGTTCCATTATTTAGGTCCGAAAAATTCCCAATCCGATTGGACTGGCAAAAGAAGAACGGGTAGGCGCATCATTGGCATTCCCAAGCGCACCTGTCACAGTGGGATTTGTCGTGACGGTACTTCGAGGCGTTGTCGTCCCTAGCGTTTCGATATGTTCGATGAGACCTGTAGGATAGATTTCTGGACTGGCTCCAGCCGCAAGATTGGTGACTTGATCCTGCGTGAGCACGATGCTCCAGAGTCCGAATCGGGACAGCAATCCGTCCCAGCATTTGCTCTGGTCTGCGACACGATTCCCAATCCACCACGCGGATGCTGTCGTATCCACGGTTCCACTCGGATCGACTCCCTCCTGCGTAACGACCTGACTCACCCCGTCGAGATACATGATGGGATTATTCGTTGTGGCTGTGCCAGCGTACGTAACACAATAATGGTGCCATTCACCCGCAGTTCCACGAGGGGCTCTCCATGTTCCATCAGCTCCAGACCAAATCCGAAAGAACCTGAAAGCGTCATTTGCTGCCCAGTTTCCAAAAATTACTCGCTCAGAGGCTGTTTCGCAAAACGCTCCGAATCCATCCCCGCCGTCTCCATTCCGAAATGCCCAGATAGCAATAGACAGGGACGCCGGAGTCGTCGTATTCGCTGAGACGATTCGGTCGGTCGTCGCCGTTCCGAATGTTGCGTTGAACCCGCGCGACATAGCTACGCGATTGCCAGCGTGATCGTCTGTGGCGTCGAGACCATGAATACGGCAAGTTGAATCACGTTAGAGAAGACCTCGGTCCCGAAGACCGTCCCGTCCGTGAGCGCGGCGCCAGCTCGATAGTGTCCAGACTGGCCGACAGGTACGGAGTACGAGTCAGCAGTCGAGCCAAGGGCTCTCGTGGCTGACTGGACATCAGTGAATGTAACACCACCGTCCGTACTCCGCTGGAAGCGTACACGTACACCCGTGTAGTTAACCGTATGCTCTAGAACCTGATTCGTGATCGCTACGTTGAGAATCGCCATGATCCCTGATCCCTCATTCTGTGCCGCGTTGAGTGTGTCGAAGTTGACGCCAATGTCTGAGCCATCTGCCGCCGTACCGATGAGTGGGCTTCCAGTAAGCAGAACCCCGGTTGAAAGATTGATCCCGGCTGCGCTCGCGGAAGGCTGGAATACGACTCCGGCCAGTTGGCTTGCACTGCTCGCGCCAATCTCATGATTCGCTACGAACTCCCGGTCGGGAACGAATCCGTCAAAGGCTGCTGTCGTCGGCTGTGCGCCTTGCGCTGTCACTCCACCGCTCAGCCCTCGTGCGTAGGCGTTGTGCTTGACGGTCAAGCGCGGCATCAGGTTCGGACCGTCCCAGGCGAAGAACATGCTCGTCGGTAGCAACGGGCCTTGGTTCGGTCCCTGGAGCGGGATACAGGTATTGTGCTCGATCCACACGTCATCGCATTTGTGGAGGAGCATGAAGAAACGCCCGACAATATCCACAAACATGTTATTCAGGAAGGCAAGCCTCGCGTGTGACATGCCATCCCAAATTGTATTCACCGAGATTCCGCCGTTAGCGTTGCGGACGATGTTGTGGCGGAACATCACATCCTGCGTCGGAAGGCCCCGGTTCGAGAGCCCACCGTTGTACAGGATGCTCGTCCCGTCCTGGCCTTGTGGCCAGCAGTTCGTCATTCGGTTGCCTTCGACAAGAATCCGGCGTCCAACCTTGATCTCGAAGTTGTTCTTGATCGACCACTGTGTCCCTGACGGCGGAGGTATAAAATCAGGGTTTGCCGAACCATCCCGCAACAGTCGAAGCCAGTGGATCGGCTTGAAGAAGTCATTCCGCCTGAAGACGCCATCCGATGACCAAGTTGTCGTGGCTGCGCCTTCGTCACCCAGGATGACGCACTCGGCCGCGCCTTCGAGTTGACAGTTCTCAACATGGAAGCGCGTATTGTTGCGGAAGAAGATCGCCTGCGAGTCGCTATTGCCTTCGTTCTGCGCCTCGCTGATCCAGCAATCCCACAACTGAATATCGTCGGCACCATAGATGAACATATCGCGGACAAGAAGCTGGTCCGCAAACCCATGAATGTAGCAATGCTCCAGAATCCAGCGATGACTGAACCAGATGTCGATGAGCCCAAACTGGAAACTGGATATGGCATGTTTTGCTTCCATGCCCTTGACGATCCAGCCATTAGATCCAAACGTTGCAGTCTGGCTGATAGCCCGCTGTGTATCACCGGCGACAACCTGAAAACACTCGGCCGTATCAGCAGGCGTTACCCTGGTTCCGTCAGGCGGCAGGTTGCCAGACGAGATGATCCGCGTCCAGCCGGGGCCAGTTGTCGGCGGGAAGATGAGTTGGCTGTAGGTCACTCCGGCGGGCACGACAAGCGTATCGCCCTTGTGCGTACCGTCTGGATTCAGGGCCGCATTGATAGCGGCCTGAAGATCACCTGGATTGCCTCCGACGCTGACGGTCGTACCGCCAAGATTAGCGGGCGGAGCCTGGGCAGTCCCACGCTTTTCGTTGACTGGCGTAGGGCTTGTCGGGGGGATTGCGTCAGCCAATGCTAGCCTTCGGCGACCTTCGCCTCGCGCTTCGCCTTGGCCGCTGCCTGCGCCCGGGCCAGGGCCTCAATCTGCTTGGGTGTGCGCTCCTTCTTCTGGGCCTGGGCCAGCGGGGAGTTCGCCGTACCCTGTGGCGGCATCTCGGCAGGCCAATTGGCCTTGGCAGCAGGACTGAAAGCGAAGTTGCCTGGGATCTGGGCGTCGCTCATGAACGTCGCCGTCCCGCCGGTATCGTGAATACGCTCCGGGCGGAACCGCTCGACGTTGGCGAGGTCCGGGTCCTCGTTCCCAGGCTCAAGGACGAGCTGCGCCCGTTTCCACTGCTGAATCGCCTGCTTCGTCGGCTTGGCGTTCTCGATCCGCATGAACCGGCCGACCGAGCCAGCCGGGTTTCGGCGCATATCTTCCCGAGGAACGAGGGCGGGGCGGATGTCCTGCTCCATCACCTCAGCCGCGAGCTTAGCGATCAGGTCCTTCTTCTCGCCCTGGACCGGCTTGGCGATCTGGTGATCAACCATCTTGCCGAGTTCCTTGGCCTGCATCGCAGCCTTGCCACGGTTCGCGCCGGTCTGCCACGCGGGGCTCCCGGCGATGTCCTCCAGCCGGGCTTTCTCGCGGTTATATTCGTCAACCTGGTGATACCGGAGTGGGTTCTGGGGCTGGTCCTTCAGGGCGTGTTCGAGCTGCTTGACGGCCTCACTCACGATGCGCCTCCAGTTTGCGTATATCCATTATCCGAGGTAATGTTTGTCATTACATTGCCACTACTACCGATTCCGCTTAATCCGCTAGTATCTCCGCCGCATGTAATCGTATACGGCTGGTAATAGGGATACGGCCAAGTGGTAGGATAGGGCCAGTAATACTGAACTGGACGTGGCGTATGTCCGCATGTCGGGCAATGGCCACAACTCGGGCAGGGCTTCTGGTCACTCATGTGGGGTCTCCTGTGGGACTTCTTGTGGAACAACAGTTGGTTTGTTCTGGTTGATAATCTCTTGCATCACAATCCTGAGCATCTTGTAGGCCGTCTCTGGCGTGACTGGCCCGGTCATTCCCTCGATCTGGTAGTTGATCGCGTTCGTCTCGTACATCGTAATGACGATCTCAGCGACCGGGCGAGGATCGAGCAACTGGCCCATATACTGCGCGAGTGGGGCAAAGAATTGCTGGCTCATCCAAGTCGCGCCATGATCTGAATGAGACAGAGCGCGGCCAGGCCGACGATAGGTGCGACGCGGACTGGGAAGTTCCCCAGAGAGGCGATCAGCATGGCTAGGACGCATCCGGTGTAGGGATCTCCAAGCGACAGCCCTGAAGACACTGACCAGGCGTACCACACCAAGGCGACCACACCGAGTACGCCGTACTCGTACAGAAACTCGACGTAATCATTGTGAGCTTCCTTGTACTCTTCGCTCAGCTTGTGGTTGTAGATCCACGTCCGGCCATCTTCGTGAAACGAATCCCCGCCATGACCGATCAACCAATACGGCCAGACCTGAGTCTTCCACAGAGCGACTCGCCAGACTGTTAACCGAGTCCTGACGGCATCATTCAGCAACCGTGCCTTGACATGCCCACTATTCCACTTGACGAACCGATGAAGCACTCCGGCGATCAGTCCGAATACCGCGACGGGCCAGAGTTGTGGCTGGACCCACATCAGCCCGGCTGAGGCGGCAGCGTAACCGACGCTGGACCTTGCTAGGATCAACCCAGGCAGGTACAGAGCCGCGAGCACCCAACCGTACCCAGTCACAAACCCGAGCGGGATGAGCATCCCGAGATAGATACCTAAGCCCGTCCGATGCCCGAGCGTTCCGATCACATGCCCAGGAATACGTAGGAGCGGCCATTCTTTCCACTGACTGAAGGCAAGTCCGCTCTGGAACACACCGACTGCCAGCGCCAACCATACCCCTGCCAGTCTCATCTCCGGCGGAGCTTGCAAGCCTACATAGACGACCGCAGCAGCAGTGGGCCAGAGGAGGCCACCCGAACGGATGACCCACCCCCTGACCCACCACCACCCCGTCGCCTGTGCCGCGAGGAGGCCCCAGGCGGGCACGACACAAGCGGCGAACAGGGCTCCGATACCCAGTCTGAAAATCGCTCCCGGCACTTCGCGTGTGGACCACGCGCGACCACGCCACGCCAGAGACACCAGAACGATGCCCAGCGGGAGCAGTGCGATAAGCACCGGCAAGAGCCCTGCCGGATTCATCAACGTACTCACTGGCGTACCCATGTGACGCAGAGATAGCCGTCTGGGTCGTCATCTTTCTTGGCCCAGATATTCGTGTCTTGTCGTGTGTGAGCATGTCCACGCCAGAGAAACCCAGTCTCCTGACACCAGTCCTGTACTTCCTTGATCGTGACAACCCGATGCTTCTCAGCGATACTTGACTGCGTGGCGACTGGCCCTGCCATCATGACCAGCAACCCGCCGGGCTTCAGCACCCTGGCGCATTCCCGGAGCATAGTGATGGGGCCATCTGGCCTTAGATCATCTCCATACCGCCCTGTCCCGACGTGACAAATGACACAGGTACTTGATATGGCATCAAATGTTTCATCATCAAACGGCTGCTGACATGCGTCTCCAAGCTTGACATCAACCTCTGGACCGATCAGCGATGGTGGAGTCCGTATATCGAGATACGTGACCTGCCATTCCTGCTTGACCAGCGATCGAACCTCTTTCATTGGCGACCCGATGATTAAGCATCGGCGCTGCTGTCCGAGGCCCAACGCCTGAGTCGCCCAGATTTCTGCGGCTCGGTACGTCGGCAAATCCATCCATGATTCGTCTAGTGTTTGATAGACCATACGGCGGGAGCCTCCCGACCCCGCGTGTGACGGTAAGAGTTAGACGCTGCTGATAATCTGGTAGACCGACGCGACGCCCACGTTGCCCGGAGGCAGATCGGAAGCGTTGCCGTTGTTACCGCCGTAGCACTCTACGAGCGAGATCACGCCAGTTGCCCAGTTATCGACCTGCGAGTTGGCTGCCGTGCTCAGGCGCGGCGGGAAGCGACAATCGTGCGCCGCTACCTTATTTGCCAGCGTTCCGGCATTGGTCCCATCAAGGCTTACACCAATGCCAGTCGTGCCCTGTGCGGTCCACGTGCAATGCTTGATGAAGACGTATCCAGTTCCGGTTGCCACGGCGAATGGAGACGCCCACGCGCCAGACCTGTTGTGGAAACGTCCACCGACGACAGTCAAATCGGCCGTCGCGGTCAGAATAGCCGGTCCATTCGCTCCGGCAGACACCGCAGCGAAATGTGCAAGATACGCAGTCGCCCGCTGAGAAGTCTGAGTCAGCCGGGTCATCGAGCGAGTTGCCAGCCCTGCCGTGTCCGCCCGGTATCCGAAGTCGATACCAGACGTATCGAGCGAAACCGCCCCCTTCGTCAGATTCAGCACGAAGTCATGCATATACAGACCGTCAGGGGAGGCGTTGCGGAAGATGACTCCACCGAAGCCGGAAGCAGGCTGAATCTCCAGGAAGCAGATTTCGACGTTATCCGCCTCGATAGAGAATCCAGGGGCAGCCGCCGTAGCGAAGCTGACGATGCTCTTCATCCCCGAGCCACTCAGAGCCGAAGAGGTAACAACGTCCGAACCAAACGCGCTACGGACACCCGCGATGGTAATGCCAGCCTTCTGCACGCGGACAGTAGCAGAAGGCGAATGCGTCCCTTCGAGTAGAACGATAGCCTCCCCAGCGGAGGCGGTAATATTGGTCAATGCCTGACTAATCGTCAGCAGCGCCCGCTCGGGGCTCAAGCCGTCATTGTCATCGCTCGCGCTAAACGAGCGCCCGTCTACCGTGTAGCTCGCAGACGGTGCGACGAAATGGACCCGGCCGAGCTGAGCCGGGACAGAGCCGAAATACGTTCCATACTTCGTGAGATACGGCATAGTGGCGTTAGTCCTTTATGGGCACCGCACCCGTTGCCCTGAGTGTGTGCGTAAGTGGTTAGTCCACGCCGTCCTTGACGACGCGGGTTTTGACGATAGGAAACTTGGCCGTCCGGTTCAGCGACGTACCCCAGTTCGGACCCGGCTTCGGCCAGTTGATCGGGTCATCCTTCTGCGCGCCGTCATGCTCAGCGCCAAAGTGCCCCTTCCGTGCTTTGACGCCAGGACCAGAACTATTCTTGTTCTGGCGGCGTGACTTGAACTCGCTGTAATTCTGATTGCTCACTTCATACCTCCGAGCTTCTTCATGTAATCCATCAGCGACTTGGCCGGTGCAGGGGATTCCTTCTGCATCGGCTTCATCGACTTACGCATCTCCTGCATGGTCCCAGGCTGACGCCTCGCCGCCTGCTCAGTCATCCGGTCCATCGTGGCGTACGGGTCGTCCTGCTCTGGATGCTTCGGCGGAGAATGCTTGATGACCTTCCGTCCCATGCAGGACTCACACGCACCTGACTTGCTCGAATAGCCTTTCATCTTGTTTTTGGTGGCGTAGAAGACGCGCTCTCCTTTCTCACTGCCGTACTCGGCTTTCATCTTCTTCATGACAGACTCGCCTTTCCCGCCGTAATACTTGGAGAGCGGCATCCTACTTCCCCTTCTTCCCCTTGACGCGGATCTTCTTCACGTAGTTGAGTGACTTCGGCCAGCCCTTGCCAGGCATCAGCTGACCTGCGAGCCGAGAATCCAGCGCCAGTCCCTCCAGCCGAGGCCGTAGCGGGCGTAGAGCCGCCACTTCCCGACGAAGGTGTCGAAGTCCTCAACCATCCCGAACTCCTGCTTGACGCGCTCGACCCATTTCAGCGCGTCCTTCATCATCGAGGAATCGACCATGAACCAGTCGTTCGTATCGGTCAGATACTCCCAGTCCTTCCCGGAGTACCCGCCTTTGTGAACGTTCTTGTTGTTGTTGGCAGTATCAGGCAGCCCCTCAGACTCGATGATCTCGTAGGCGGTCTGATACAGGTTGACAGGGTAGATGAGCGTATCTGGCATCACGCTGATGCGCTCCGCCCGGTCACCACGGAAGCCACGGAACTGAATCCGAGCCGCAGCAACTGACACTGCCGATAGCGCGGCGGTAATCATGTTGTCGAAACCAGCCGAGGTGCTTGCCCCAGAGGTCGTTGTATGCGAATTGGAGCAAAGCGCAACGCCTTCGGTGTTGTTCAGCCAGGTAGTGTCAATGCTGAAAGCATTGTTGAAGACAGAAGCCGCATGCTTCTGGCGCGTCCGCTGGAACGCGGTCGCCATACCACGGGGCTTGCCGTCGATGATACCCGTCAGGTCGTCATCGAACAGCTTCCGGTCGATCTGGAAGCCCTTCGAGTATTCCTTCGGGGTGATCGTGACATCGTAGCCCTGGTTCACGTCATCGTAATTGACGGTCCCCGTGTGCTCTTCAACGTCACCGAAGGTACCGACCGCCGACATGACGTAACGATCCTTCGTCGGGGCATCGGCACCACTGACCACATCGTAGAAATCGCTGATGCGGTCATGAAGCTGCTTGTAGGTATCGTTGTAGACTTTCTGAATCCGAGGGTCGAGCAGGTCTGCAAAGTTTGCAGACGTGGACGGAACAGCCATAGTAAGTTGGTCCTATGTGTACGGCGGGTACTGATGCGGCGCCCGTCGAAGGCCGCGCCGCTAGCCTGAGCGAGAACTCGTTACGCGAGCGGCTGGATCAGCAGACGAACCGGCTTGCTGTAGAGATAACCGTCCAGACGGCCACGCGAAGGCGAGTTGATGTCATAGGAGATATCGAGGTGAGCAAATCGCACACCGGCCGTGGTCGATGCGACAGACGCATCCGCCTCGGTCGCCAGCGTGCCCGGGGTCGCCGTGAGGGTGAGGTCGTCGCCACCCACGACAGTCGCCGCACCCGGGAAGTAGGGGACGGCGGTGAACGTATCCCCAGACGCGATAGCATAGGGGAAGGGCACGACCACGGTGAAGACGGTCGCGCTGACGGTCGTGATCTTCCGGCGCTGCCCGGCGTTGGCGCCCGTCAGGCAGATCAGGGTACCGTCCAGCATGGTGGGCGAGTTCGGTACGATATCGCCCGTGGTGATCGTGACCGCCGTGCCACCCGACGAGGCCGCCGAGTTGGTGATGAGCGGCAGCGCGGTGCCGGCCGTGGTCGACCCGGACATCCGATTGCGGATCACGGGGTCACCATTGACCACGAGCGAAACCTGCGCGGCGCCGCTCGCCTGAATCGTGGACTGCGTGGTGGTGTAGGTAGCCGTGTCAAGCGACAGGCCGACGTACTCAGCTAGCGTGCCAGCCGCCATCGGGGCTACACCAGCCGTGGTGGTGGCGCTCGCAATCGCCGGGCAACCCGCGACCGTGAAGTCGGGAGTACCGGCGGCGACCATGTATTTCTTGATGACGGGAGCCCCGCCACCGAGGAGATAACCAAGATTAGACATTTACCGTTGTGTCCTCAGGGACCATCGCCCACGCCTGGTCGAGATAGGACGGTTCTCCCATTCCCCGACGAGATCGTGAGTTGATTGGTGAATAAACGCACGGCCATGGAGCGTATACTGCCCGCATCCGTCACACAGGCCATGCACGTATGTTTCTCTCCGCCACGTCTCGTAGCGGTTCTTTCGTGGATTGAACTTCGGGTTACAGAACTCACAGAAGACGACCATCGCCGACTGCTCGGTCAGATCGCTCACGTGACTGCCAGCCAGCTTGCCACGCGGGCCGACAGGAGCGGCAGCCATGTACTCAAAATCTGCTGCCGCGATACGAGATGCTTCAGCCACGCTCACGTGCCCCAGTCCCCTGCCGGACCTTCCGACCCTTCGGGATGTACTGAGCTTCCTCGATCATCTGCTCTCGGCTATACCCTTTCCGCTCCCAGAAACTGATATACGTCGGATCAACATCCTTGAGCGGATCAGCGCCGTTGGTCTGCGCAGCTGGTGTTCTCACGCCTCCAGTCCTAGTTTCAACATGGGGAAGTGAATCCGTTCGTGACTGCTGCCGCCTCTGAGAGGAGGCCGTCATCCGCTCTAGACTGCCATACGTGGCACGGAGCGCCGCCCGCTGGACCCGAAGATCCGTGACAGGGAGCCCCATGTCTTCTGACAGCCGGTACGCTTCGTCAGCCACTTTCTGAAACTCCTGCGAGTTGTTATCCCGCAGGCTCGGAACCTTGCTGATGTACTGATCGACTTCGGTCTTCGCCGCCTGAAGCTTTGTCGCCAAAGTCTGCATCTGGACCGCCTGCAACGTCGTCTGCGTCGCCGCCGCCTGCGCGTTCTGCTTGCTCAGGATGTCAGCGGCCTGCATCGGGGTGATCCGTCCCTGGTCTACGAGAGCCTGGAGTTGATTCGGGTCCACGTAGACCGGGCCAGTCTGTTGCGGCCTCTGCTGCTGTTGCGCCTGCTGGAGCATGCCTTCCATCCGAGCCGCACGCTCTTCAGCCTGTTTCATCCGGGAGTACACCTCTTCAAACCGGGCACCCCCAGGCTGGAGCGGATGAGGAGCCTCAGTCGTTTCCTGAGTAGTCTCAGTCACCTGTTCAGTCTCGACGACCTGTTCAGTCTGCTGCTCAGTCTCTTCTGGCATACTGTTCTCCTACGCCCTTTCGATGGCGGCTCGTTGAACGATCACGACCCTTTGGTGGTCGACCCCGCTAGCGGCGACCTAGCAATATCTCGCCCGATTTCTAGTGCTTGTGGAATCAGGGACGCGGCGTACCGGAGTCCGGCAATCTCCGCGTCCATCGCATTCAGGTTGATCTTCAGCAGTTCAAGGTCATGGCCCATCTCGTTCCCGGTCACCATGCGCTCGGCCGTCGCGTCGCGCTTCCCCTGGATCTCCTTGATCCGTGACTCGATCTTGTCGGCGTACATCTGCCAACCTGGGTGATCCAGGACCATCTGAGCCTTGTGTGTGATATCCATGATCTGCGGCATACGCTGCTCGAACACATGCCGGACATGTTCCTTCTCCGATTGATTCCGGCGCTCCAGCAGATCAATGTATTCCTTCAGGTCAGGCATCAGCCGGTTACCCCCTGGCCCTGTGTACCCCCGCCGGCAATCTCTGACTGTGTCGGCGCTTCCGTCTGCATCTCAGGAGCCTCGCCGCCCATCGGCGCGCCAGCGCCCTGGCCCTTGTTCCCCATCATGGCCTGGAATTCCTGGCTGGCCTGGATCGCCATCTGCTTCTGCTGTTCCTGCATCGCGGCAGATTGAACTTGCTGGAGGTATTCCTTGACGAGCCCGAGGTTCATCCCGGCGACCCGGCCGAAGTCATCGCTCTGATACCACTTGGCGAAGGTCTCGAACGCGGCAATCGGCCCTTCGACGAAGTTCACGCCCGGAGGCATCTTGCCCTCGACAAGCATCGTGATCGCGTCATTCGCGCTCATCGGCGGAGTATCCGGCGTCCCGGCCGGGCGCATGATATAGCGCTGTGGATCGAGCTGCGCCGAGTTGATCTTGTCCTTGGCCCACTGGTAGAACTGCTGAGGCCCGACAAGGCCCATCTGGAAGCTGAGCGGATTAAAGATCGCCTGACCGATCTCGGTCAACGACTGCGACATGATCCCCTTGTTCGTATTCAGCAACGTCGCGCCAAACTCGAAGTTGACCGGAGCCTGGATATCCTGGGGGCGCACATCCGCATAGGCCGCATCGCTATCCGGGTCTTTCCCTGTGATGAGGATGCGCTTACGATCAGGGAGGAACTTGGTATTCAGCATGTGGAACTGGGCGTAAACCTGTTGGAGCCAGTGAAAGAATCGGCGAAGGATCTGCTCCGGTAATGCCGCCCCCTGCTGTAGAATGGCCATCGTCGTACCGACCGTGCGAAGAGCGCTGGCCTTACCTTGCGGTACTTGGCCGAACTGGAGGCTCCCAACCTGGATCAGCCGTTCGCTCAACTGCTGAACCAGCCCGATCATGTTGAAGGACCATGACTGGTCGCTATGCGGGTATTGGACAGCAGCAGCGTCATCCTTCGGATTGTCTACAGGTATCCAGTCTCCGGGACGGGCTCGCATCTCTTCGGGTTTGATACCACTCGAAGCTCGATAGAGCATGACCGGCAAATTAGCGATGTCACCCCGATCCAAGTTGGAGTTGAAAAGCTCGTGGAGCAAATCGTGCAAACCTTCGAGCACTTCGGGCACCGATAATCCGTAAATGCAGTCGGGCACTGGAATGAAACATTCATACCCAAACGGCCTCCATTGCGGTGATCCGGGGCATACTTCGCTCAGATATCGTGCCCGAGCACAAATCCCGTTCCCTTCTGATAGATCGAAGACGTGGGCGACGATCTCACACTCGTAGCCATCTGGGAGCGTATACGACCCGTACCACTCGACGAGATCAAGCCATTGCTTGTCCTCGTCCAGCCCGGACCAGTCGGCGTTCAGCCCGGCCTGTGCTTCTTTCTCTTCCTTGATCCGGTCCTCACCCTGCCGGGTGTCGGGAGCATGGCGGGTATCAGCGTAGGCGATGAGTTTGTCCCAATCATCGTCAGTCAGCAGATCGTAGGTGCCATTCTCCTTGCGACGGTGGATCGTATCGAGATTGACACGGAGACGGCGGGCGATCCACGGAGCCCCGTAGGGATTCTGGGGCGTAACCGGCTGCGGGTTCAGGGAGCGAAGTGGGAGGACGACATCCTCAAGCTGGTGAATGATCGCCGTCGGGCCGTCGAACGTGACCGCATCCCAGCGCATCTCAATGTCGAGCTTGCCGTCCTCCCGGTCCCAAACCTCGATCTCGACTTCCTGATCCTGGCCCTCAGCGTCCTTCCACGTCCCGGTCCAGTTGTACCCGTCTGATGTTTCGTCAGTCAGGCTTTCGAGCCCGTCGATGATACTCGGCAGCGTATTGACGAGATAGAATGACAGGTCGACATCTTCAGGAGGTCCGGTGATGACTCGGACATCCGTCATCTTCCGGGAGTCCTTGACCCACGGCTGATACGAGAAGATCGTCCCGTCATCACAGAACTGCTGAACTGCCTGGCTGATCTTCTGCTCGCCGTCAGCTTCGTGCATCAGCTGGAACTCGATCAACTGGGACGCGGTGTCAGCCGCGTCAACCTTGTCACGGCGCAGTGCCTTACCCTGCATGATCGGCTTGTTGCCCATGACGGCGTTGAACAGCCCGGCCTGAATTCTGAGGCTGTTCGACATGATCAACGGGACGTGCTCGTTGTGGGCGCCGTCCCACGGATACGTCTGCTTCTGCCGCCAGCCACGGAGCTTGGCATAGCGGATCAGGCGAAGTTCCATCCAGTCCGCACGTTCATCCCGGGCGCGCTCGACGCTGTCGATGACCCGAGTCGCCAGCTTCTCTCGGTCTACCTTGAGCGAGCGACGGCGGCGCCGTGGCGCTTCATCGAGCGTTGACGTAGAATCCGGCTCGGGGGCCGTCGGGACAGATCCGTCCATCAACATCCCTGCCGAGGCCTGTTGCGCTGGCCCGCCGGGCAGGGGCGCAGGCTGCGGCGCCTGCCACGGCTGCTGAGGTGGCATGGGCACGCCGAACGGGAGACCGCCGGGGCCGAGTTCAGCCACTAGACCCTATTCGCTAGGACGTAGAAGGGAAGCCAGCGACACGGACGCCCAGCAGCGGTGACTTCACGCTCGATCTTGGGGCCGCTCACGACGTTGACGGAATGCACGAGCACGTAGAGGTCTTTCTGATGCTCACGTGGCTGAGCACAGAGCCAGAGCGTGACGTTCCGACCTGATTTGGGCTCTTTCTTCAGGTCATGGTCAAGGGAGAGGACATCCCATTCCTTCTCACGGGAGAGGAGTCGGATCGCCTCGTCAGGATCGTCGGTGAATACGAGTTCATCCGCGTCCTTGTACTGCTCCTTGAACCATTCGATCCGCTTGGGGTCGTCTTCGACTACGAGAATGTTCCACAACCCAGTCGCCACTTAACCCCTCCCTGAAAGACCCCGGACGATATCTCGTCCTAATTCACGGGCAAGTAATTCATCCAACGCCTGATCGGCAAACCACCAATATTCGCGTTCAGTCATGCCACCGTACTGTTCGACGAACTTACGCTCCAATACCTCAATCCCTAGCTTCATCAACCCCTCCTCATTCTGTTCCCACACGCGATACACGTCACGTTCGTCATCTGGCCTTTGACGTAAGGAGGCATGCCGTTGACCGGCTGGAGCACGCTGAAGTATATCCCTGCACGACCTTTCCATTCATGCTGCCAAACTTGATATCCAGGGACCTTGCAGTGCTCGCATACGACATCACCGTCGTGCTCATGCCTGCCGGAGCAGTGCTCGGGGCAGGAGGGATTCGGGATGTAGGGATACTCGACCTTCGGGACGGCAGGCATCGAATTGGGTAGATCGCCACCGTAGACTTCTTGCCAGGAAGGGAATGTTCTCATCGAGCCCCTGACAGGATTGGCACGTGTCTCTCGCGCACAGGTCCGCGCACGTAACCTCCACCAACCGTGTACCGGCGATACGTTGGGGAGTCGAGAGCGAGATACCGGATCAGGTCAGGGAAGTCCTTCGCCTTGTCCCGGACCTTCTCCTTAGGCTCTTTGTCGCCAGTCCTGACGTGCTCATCCCAACTCCACGTTCGCATCCCTTTGATGAATCGCTGGCACGTATTGAACGCCCTGAACCTGGGTCTGCGGGTATTACGATCAGGCTTCAATAGCTCGTTTACGTTCTGGATGCCAGCATTGATCTCATCATTCGCAAGATCGCAGCGCAGACCCACGTCATCATACGCCCGGCGGATCGTCCAGCCACGGCCAAGCTTGTCATTCGTCTCGGTCGCAATGTTCGGGTCCATCAGCCGCTTGCGGACTAGGAAGCGATAGCGTGACTCAATATCGTCGATGACACGCTTCACGTCAGCAGCGGTACCATCAGCTTCAGCTTCAGCGACTAGGACTACATCGTCAGAAGGCGTAATCGCAAACCAGCCAATCGCGTCTTTCTTCCTCGGATGTGGGTCGATGACCATGACGATGGGCCAATTATTCGGGACCGGATGCGGCTCGATGACATGCGTGAACGTCTCGATATCGTCGCTCTTACAGGTGACGCAATGACCGTCAACCGTGATGATTCGCTTCTGGCACTTGAAACACCAGACGCTCTCACCATCCGTGAACAGGGAGTAGATGACCCCGGACAGGTGCAGGAAGTTTCCGTGCATCCGGACTTCCCGCTGCTCATCGGTCAGCTTCGAGAGCAGCTCGGCAATCGCCTTCGGGTCGAGAATCGAGTTGTTCTCGGTAAACAACCGGATGGTCTCGAATCCCAGCTTCTGTTTCAGGCCGGGTTCGTAGACTTCGTCGTAGAACCACGTCACGTCAGCCCGGCTCATCCCGATCTCGTCAGGCGGGGTGAAGGCGGTGTATGTCCGGCCTCGTACGTCTAGCGTACGCAGTCGATTCTCGCGATAGATGTCAGACGGCGGTAGCTCGTCATGACCGATCCAATGCATGCTCGAACCAGAGAACGCACTGAGATCCTGGTCGTAGCTGAGGAACTGGCAGGTTGAAGTGCCCTTAACGCTGCATGTGCTGCCGTCAGCTCCTGTCCAGTAGTTATCGACGGAGACGGACAGCGTGCGGTATTTCTCGGAGTAGGCTTTCTCCCAGGTTCCGCCTTTGAGGCAGTGCTGAGGAATCCAGCCCCAATGCCCTCGGCCCTCGTCGGGATCTCCCACGCCATTCCACTGATCCCACCGGAGCTTCGGCTTGATGACCGGCTCCAGCGTGTCAGTAAGACTGTTACAGACAACCCGAGCACGGATAGGCAGAGCAGCCAGTTTCTCACGCGGGTAGCTCGACTGGAGTGACATCGGCACATGCCCGGTCATCCGAATGGCGAGTTCCGCCATCATCGTGTCAGTCTTACTGCTCCGGTTGCCTCCGACGATGGCGACTTCCCGGGCGAGAGTCTCATGAACCCGGCGAGCCATCGGGTTGGCGAGGTTGTAGTACGCGAGTTGATGTCTCTTCTTGTCCTCTTGATATTCTGCAAGGAACTGAGGAAGAAGATCAGGGTTAAGTTCCAGCTCAGCCCGTACTTGCTCAGGCGTAGCCTTCTTGACAAACTCAATAAACTCACCAGTATTCACTACGCGACGTACCCGAGTTGACGGAGGAGCGCATACAGGTCAATGCCGCCGGTATTTCCAACTCCCGGCATATTAACTGGAGCGCCCTGAAGGTTCTGCTGAGCTGCGGCGATGATCTGGTCCGCATTCTGCGTCAAACCCTGTGTGCCCTCGACAAACTGCCTGAGCTGCTGTAATACGGGGTCATTCGCCTGCTGCTCGGCAAGTTGACGCTGGTAATCCCCGGTGAAGAACTGGTTAAACCCGAGTGCATTCTGGCCCTGTGCGCCACCGAAGAGTCCACGAAGCCCAGCTTCAAGCCCGCCGGGCTGGATACCCTGGAGCGCCGCCTGCGCCTCTGGAGACCACTGAGGCACGTTCCACGGGATCGTCCCGGCGTTCTGCGCGTTGATCAGATCCTGCTCGGACACCCCCTTGTACGGCTGGTAATTCGCAGCCAGCCAGGGGTTCATCTCCGTTGCCCCGCTGGTATACGAACCAGACTCAGGATCGACGTAGTAATTCCGGCTCCCGAACGTGCGAGCGGCGGTCTCCGGGGTAAACGCCCAGTCGCCACCACCCGGAGGTGCGGTCATTCCGGCGCCCTGGAGAATGTCCTGCGCCCGGAGACGACCGTAGTCCATCGCCTGGAACGACGGGCCGAGCTGGGACATCAACGCGGATGACTGATTCGGCTGAAGGAACGACGGACCCATCGCCCCGCCCTGACCCTTCTCGACGATGGCTTCGTAGCCAGGGGACTTGCCAGTCCCCGTCGGATCGCCGCCCTGCCAGTTCCGCTGGAGTGTCTGGAGCTGTTGGTAGATCCTGGCCGCATCCTCGGGGGAGGTGGTCCCGCTCGCCAGCGGGTCCATGATCCCAGGGGCGCCCTGCACATCGCTGAGCATCGTCGGCAAGCCCCGCTCGAACTGGCGGGCCATGAACTTCGTCTTCCGGGCTTCAGCGGCGGCTTCGAGCATCTGGTTGATCGTATCGACCGTCATGCCGATAGCCCACGGCGCAGCGACGATAGCGCCCGTCGCTCCTGCCCCTAGGCCGCCTAGAGCGGCACCTGAACCAGCGGGAGCAGCCGTAGCGCCTAGCGCCCCGCCTGTCCCAGCTGCGGTCACCCCTGCGCCAAGGCCAGCCGAGCCGCCGGCTGCGGGAGCTGCGGCGCCTGCCAGGTTGACGCCGAGAGCGCTCAACCCTTGGCCAGCAAGCCCTGACAGCGACGGCAGGTTGGTCCCGAGGAAGTAGTTAGCGAGGGGAGCCGCGCCAGCGTAGAGCCCAGCAGCGCCTCCTGCGGCCTGCATCGGATCACCCTGCTCGACCCCCTGGTAGAGCCCGTAGGCCCCGCCAAGCCCGCCCAGACCAGCACCGACAAGCCCGAGGCCCTGCGAGCCGAGACCGAGGTACTTGGACAGCGCCATGATCGTCTCAGGCGCCATCTGGGACAGCCCGCCGAGAGTCCCTGACGCTCCACCGAGGAGAGCGCCAACGTCGCCAGTCTGGGCGCCTCCGTAGAGTGAATAGAGACCTTGGAGCGTACTGAGGCCGCCACCGAGGAGGTCTCCGGCGGGAGGAGCTTCTGGGCCTAGGGCGGTCGCTGCGGAGCCGCCCGGGGCAGTCAACATCGTCTCGTTAGCCCCAAGAGGCTCAGGAGCACTCGGGAGAAGCCCGCCTTTGCCACTCAGGTCTGGACCGGCAGGTGGGAGCGTCGGACCAGGTATCACTGGTCCTGGCTCCTGGAACAGCCCTAGGCCGGGCTTCTCTCCGGCATTGAAGACGGCAGGGAATGCTGGGAACGTCTGCCGTTCTCCCGCTCGCTGCTCCTGGACCGCAGGCTGCTGCATCTGCTGGCCCGGATCGAACGCGGTTCCGGTTCCCGGGCTGAACAGCCCGGCGATAGACTGCCCGGCGTCGAGGACATCACCTGCGCTGACTGTGAAGCCGCCACCGCCAGGCTCCTGACCGCCGACCATCTCGCCACCGCCAAACCCGCCCTGAATCGCGGCGGTCTGGGCCATCGGGAGCTGTAAGGACGGCAGGCTCAGCGCGCTGGGCTGGCTAGGCGGGGTGCCGAGAGGGGACTGCGACGCCGACTTCCCGAACGTCCCCTGCGCCAAGCCTCCGGTGATCGACTCCGGCGAGACGCCAGACGCTGACTCGAACGGGGACAGGCTGAACGCATTCTGGCCTTGCCCCTGGAAGAACTCGGGACCCTGGCTCTGATAGCCGAGCGTCTGGAGCGTCGTCGGAGGACCCTGCTGCTGGCCCCGGAGACCCTGAAGGCCAGGGAACTGGGCTAAGAGCGCCTCGATGATCTGCGGGTCCAGCTCAGGCGTCGAGGTAGCGCCGGACAACCCCCCAGGGCCGAAGAAGGCCACTAGGCAGGCTCCGGCAAGGAGCAGGTAGACCATGGAGCCGAGCGTACTACCATGCTAGAACCACCTCAAGTAGAGATGAATCAGCGTCACAACACCCAAGACCCCGCCTACCGCGAACCCGATACCCAGAAGCATCCCAGCCCAGTCAGACTCGCGGAGGAACTCGTCCTGCGCCTGAGTCTGGAGGCGCTGGCGCTCAGCGCGCTCAGGGCCTGCGGAGCTTGTTGGCATAGTCAGGCGGAACGACCTTCTTGTGTCAGCGGGCTGACATGCAAGAGCCATTCGTCCGGCAAGAATCCAATCCATTCGACGGCCCCACACGCCTGGCATGAGATAGCGAGAATAGGCTGAGCGAGCGCAAATACCCGCCAATCTGACCGCTGACATCGCCTGCACTCACTCGTCATCACCCACGCTCGCCGTTCTCGAAACTCTTGATAACATTACAGTTTGCACACAATCTTTGGAACTGTTCTGGGTGGTCGATGATGCGCTTCCAGAAACGCTCTCCGTACTTACGATCAGGGTGATTCTTCCCAACTGGCGTCACATGATCTACCTGAAGTGCGCGGGCGTCATCAAAGCCACACCTGACGCACTTATGTCCAAGTAAATCAAGCGCTTGCTGCTTCTTCTCCGCATGGCGAAGACGCCGCCATGCATACCGCTGAGCGGGAGTTACTCCCTTTGCCCATTTCAACAGGGCGGGGAGGCTACGGCCCCGTTTCCTCTTCAGGTACTCCTGCCCCCTGGGCGTGGCTAAGTACTTAATTTTCCTGGCGGATTCAGACACCTTTGTGGTTCCGCCCTGTACCCATGTGACTCCCTCGCCCATGCCCACACTCGGATGGCTGCCGACCTACCCCCTGCCTACTATGACTCATCACCTGGCTAGTCAACATCCTACCTGGTATGCGCCATAACTAGCTGATACATAAGCAACTTAACATAAAATTCCTTATCAGACGACATGGGACTTATTGCCTGACTCGATGATCTGAGCGTTTTCAACCGATGCGAGCGGGTGAGTGACGGGTTCTACGCCTACTATGCTTGCTTCAGCATATTGTGCAGGTCTAAGCGCTCGTGCCAGCTTGTCCATCACATTACCAATATCGTGTCTGTGTGAGTGCAGGTGACCCGTAATCTCAGTTGGTCTGCCCTTCAGCAATAAGACCTTCTCTGTGCTGATACCACCAGCAACAGCCCAGCGTTGTGCGCTGGTCGCATCGCCAGACTCAACAGCCTGCGTCAGTCTGTCCTGAATCGCCAAGGCGTTATGTGACCACTTGTACTCAAGGCCGTCTGTGACCGTGGCGATCTGGGCCTGCGTGGGCGGTCTCAGGGCAGGAAGGCTAGTCTTGGTCGGGATCATAGTCCGCATACGGCCATGAGTCGTCTGGCGGCTCTGGCAGCTCAGGGAAGTCTTGCTCTCGCCTGGCGCGTTCTAAGCGCTTCAAGTCTAGGCTATCGAGTATCTGATCCACGGTCGGTCGCGGAGGCATAGTAGGTCACTCAACGCACCATAGCACACTTGACATGACGTGTCAAGCAAAATGTCTCGGGCATATTGTCTACGTGGTATAATGGCATGCTCTGTGCTCATATGACACATTTCAGGACATTCTGACCAGGGTGTGTCAGTCAGACACAGGCAAAGAGTCTAGGTCATCGCATATGACGTAGTATGATATTACGTCATATCGTGTAGTTATAGCGCTGCCTATCTTCGTTGACGACTGGCACCAGGATTGCTATACATGAGGGAAACTAGTCAATCCGAGCGGCCCGAGGCCAGTAGCGGCCCACAGAGGCCAGAAGGAGACGAGAGATGAGCAAGCTCATGGAGATTGAATACGAGACTCGTGACCTTGGCTATGGCTCCGAGAGAGGTCTGATCTACGGTTATCTCACGAATGACGTAGACACGTGGGGCAAGCGTACCGTCCGCGTGGTCAAGGCCGACGGTGACCTTGAGACGTGGTACCTCTTCGAAGATGAGTACCGCGCCCGCTTTCTCGCGGCGTGCGGGGTGGAGGGTCAGTCATGAACGAGAAAGACATTCGGATGATGTTTCATTCGGCAGATATGGCTATCGAGGATTTGTTGGACTATGCCCAGGAAGCAGGTGCTGAGGTTGCCACGGCGCGCTATCACATGAAGGAATCGCGCGCCGTGCGGCTATCTCAAGCATTTCGGGCCGCGACGAAAGACCCTAAGCTTCTCACAGCCTTCGCAGACGGGTACAAATCAACTTATCAGGATCTTGAGAACGCTGAGGTAGTCAAGGCTGAGATTCAAGTAGAGGAGCCGGAGCGATGAGCGCATCGCATACGCCGGGGCCGTGGAGAGTAGAGACGACGCTGACTGACTCGCGCTTGTTCGTCTATGGCGTCGAGGAGGGGTCATTGATTGCCACAGTCCACGGACCAGCCCTCGGCGTAACGAATAACGAGCCTAACGCCCGCCTCATTGCCGCCGCGCCCGCGCTGCTTGAGGCGTTGAAGCATATCGCCAAGGTTGATCTGCGTGGCTCCGATGATCTTGAGCATTTGGTGACGCTTGCTAGAGGGATGCAAATTGTGGCTCGCAAGGCTATCCAGCAGGCAACCAATGTTTAGGTTCCATTGGTGCGTACTCGAACGGCATGCGGAATGCCCGGCCATTTGGTCAGCAATGACGCCGGGAGGACTTCAGTGGATTTGTCAATGCGAATGTCATGACACGACCCGCGCCGCCATCGCGCAAGCTCGTGGAGAGGATCGAGGACGGTAGTCCCATGCCTAGGCGCATCAGTCTCCGCTGTAACCCCGCCAGCGGTCATCACGATCCCATCGACTGCGTGTGCCCGGCGAAGTGCCAAGAATGCGGGGCGCCAGAGCTGTCGCTGTGTACGTGTCCGCGCTGTATCGTCTGCCGTCGTCTCGTCAAAGATAACGAAGCGCTCTGTCCTGAGTGTACGCAGGCAGAGGCGGAGTATTGGGCAGGGGATGATCTGAGCAAGCGGGCGTCCTATCTCAGCGAGTCAAGGCCGCAAAGCGGCCCAGGAGAATGACATGATCTCTACTTATGACCGATTGATGCAACGTGGCTTCGCCACACACGACGCGCGGGTCACCCGCAACCGGGAATCGACGTATGACCACCGTGACCCGTATGACCTGATCCGACAGCTCCAGGCCGAGGTAGAGGCGCTACGGAGCCACGTTCAGCAGATGCGGCAGGCGATGAAGCAGACCGCACGGGGGATGGAATGAGCTTCAAGCAAATACACCACGATGGAGGAGTGTGCGTCGTGTGTCCGCTACACTACGCCGCGCCAAGGATGCTGGCGTGGATCAAATCACGTCTCTGCCATAATGAGCAGTGCGAAACGTGTCATAGTGGCCGCGCCATTCTACGCGACGTAGAGAGTGAAAATCAAGGAGGAACAACGTGAGCACACAAATCAAGGTACGCGATTTGCGAGATCAAATCGGCATGGAAACGCAGCGTGAGGTGTTGTATTGCCCTAACTGTCTAGCTGAATACAGCGCCAATGCCGGTGATTATTGGAATTGGGAACCTGGCGCTGTGTTCAGGCATTGTCGCCGCAACATGCGCCTCGGGGTAAAGGTTACGTCATATCGTGAGCTGGAGCCACAGTCATGAGCGCACGAATCAAATACCCAACAGTCGTAATTGATCTCGCCCAGTACGCATATGAACACTTGGGTTTTAGTCGCGCTCAATGCGTGGCACTCAAACGAGTAGCGTCTAGGATCGTAGCCTCACCGAAATGGAGTAAGGATGCTCACTGTTGTGCTCCGGGTGAGGGCTGCAACTGGCAGGCGGGAGGAAAATAACAATGACTAAGCATAAAGATACTATCGAAAACTGTCAGTGGGAGCGAGACCTGTACCTTACTGCATTGCTTGAAATTGCAGACCCATTTTCACATCCTTTAGCTAAACCAGAATCAACACTTGTAGCTTTACGTGAAATAGCCCGTAAAGCCCTAATCCAGGCTAGCGGTGTTTAACGATATGAGTCCGACAAGAGGGGAGGTTAACGGAGGTCTACAGTGGGCAACATATGAAGATCAAGAAAAACACGTAGACATTCAACTCGCTATGTCTTGTTGGTACCGTCCTGGGAAAGAAACTCACCTTGTAAGGTGCCTGTGTCATGGACGATGGATGGTATTGCATCATCGGCATGATGTGCTTCCGTTATGTCAGTGGCGTCTCTGCTGTGGACACTATCCAAAAGGCCAGGAGAAACCAGAATGACAAAAAGGCGTCATCTCGTCCCTATCGTTCAGATCATGCCAATGCGTGAAACCGATTTCCATTTTCTCATGCTTCACGAAGATGGGAGTCTCAGCGGAGGCATTGTAGATAGTTATCACTCCGTCCGGCTTTTCCCGCTAGGGATACTTGATCCTAAACGTCGGGATCATCATCCCGCAGATCCGCTATGAGCGCCATCAAAGACGCTCAGGCCCACTTCGAGCTGGCGTGGGCCCAGATGTTCAAGGTCTACCGGCCCCTGTTGAATGCGGAGGACAACACAGCCCTCGTGCATCGGGTCTCGGTGATGAAGGGACTGGCCTGGAACCTCTACCTCCAGGGGAGAACGGATGAGATGGCTCGGCAGCTTATGGCGTCTAGGGCAAGTGCTTTAGCACGTAGCCGATTCAACGTAGCTGCGCTACGCAAGGAGCACACATGATATGTCTTGGCTGTGGTCACGATATAGCGCCGGATGAGCCACGGGTAGAACGCAAGCCGTGGGACGGCAGTACATGGCATTTCAAAACAGAATGCATGCAGTGGATGATGCATACAGCAGCTCGTGAAGAAAACGAGGCTTTAAAAGCCAATCTAATGGAAATGCTATGAGACCTGGCGCTATAAGACTTCTCATAAGTCTCTTAATACTATCGCTTGCCATTACAGGTTACTACTTCATCGCACTTGTATCTTGGAAGTTGGCAATAGGGGTATTTCTACTCTTATTTGCACGTAGCTTAGCAAAACGGATACCGCGTTCTTGGAGGTGAAATATGACCACCAAATGCTGCTACTGCGCCGGCCGGGGCTGGAGCTGGGTCGGGATCGCGTCGAACGCCGTCAGAGAGCCCTGCTATCCGTGTGACGGGCAGGGGAGGCTTCCGGTCAACTGGCATGGCGTGACCGGATTCGTCCTCGTGCTCTTTAGCGCGATGTTGATTCTTGGTGTGCTCACCTGGGGGGTGCGTGCAGCATATGGGCACAATCCGCTCCGTGGCGATGCCACGTTATATGGCTACTACCTAGGGTATGTGTGGCTTGTGGGTCCGTTCACTGACATGAAGTCATGTCAGGATACGAGGCAGTTTCAGTTGAGGCATGGGATCAAGGATGTTTCTGAGTGCGATATTATCCTTGACGACCATGATACGCTAGAACGCAGCATTACACCTCTAGCGTACATTGCCACGGAAGGAGGCAGCGATGACTGCGCGACGCAGCAAAGAGAAGGCAGGGGTGACAGCAATAAGTCCTCCGATCATTGAAAACGTCGAAGTGGAACGGCCATTGCAATCACGGGGGCACTGGCAGGTTGATGATGATGTCAAGTTGATCATGGAAACAGCAGAAAGCGGGAAAGCTAGGCGGATCGTCATGAGCGAAGCGGATCTTCTGCGAAAGATTCATATGCATATCCGGCATGCAGGACGGGTCAAGGGATACAAGCTCCGGTACAAGAAGCTTGACGACCGGACGCTCATCACGTGGATGGAGCGGCTGAAGTAATCATGCATGCGGACTCGTAGGCGGGATCTTTAGCCGACGATGGACAGCTCTGAGACGGCGAGGCGGGTACAGGTCTCTAAGGCTAGCAGGCTTAGTCTGCTCGGCCAGATCGAGGACCAGCTTCGCCTGGACCAAGTGCAACCCGATCATGCGGATGACCTCCTCTCCGGTCAGGGTGACGCTGGGCGTCAGCGCCCCGTCCAGGTAGACAGGGAATCGGTCCTCCGGGTGGAGGAATCGGCTCATCCGCGAGTCACAGGGCTCGTGTTTGATCTCCATGGGCCAGTCCCTATGCAAGACTGGAACCTACAAAAGAGTACGTATGCCAATTCTGCATATGTCTCCCATCCAATCATGTCCGATAAGAGGCAGATCGTCAGGTTGATGACTACCTGTAGTGTCAAGATGTTTCATACCCCTTCAGGATGTGGCAAGGCAGTATCCAGCAGTACCCTGTCTCTTGGCATCCTTGGTGTATACGCTGTGTACCGGCCTACCCAGTCACTGAAAGGATCTGCCACTATGCCCCACTCTGCTCACCACTCCGACGCGGAGATCCAAGCATGGGTCCTAGAGTTCAGGACGGGCGTCTTTCGATCTCTGACGCTCTACCGGAGGCTCGCGTTAGCCGGACCGATTACTCAGGAAGACGATCTGATAGGTCTTGTCGATCTGTGTAATCTGATCGAAGAGGTGATGCAGGATGTGGAGTTTCTTCCAGACATGCCTACTAGCTAATACGTCTATGTGCCAGTCAAAACAAACAGAAAGACAAGAAACACCCCTGGAAATGCCTCTTGGCGCTATATAGCGTTATAGCGCCATATCGCCATAACGCGGTATATACGTATGCCTTTTATATAAACACCTTACGTATAGACCGTAGAATGGATACTACTAGGTAATGAGTAATGTATAGGATCTTAGATCCTATGGTAATGAGGTATCCTACATTACCTCATTACCTACATATGTACATATACTGCATTACTGCATATACCATGCCACGCACTGGTAGCTTTTAGAGAAATGAGGGCTTGTGAAATGAATCACGTGAATATCTGATGAGACATTACGTCAGAGCAACCAGTATGATCTCACGGGCACCGAAGGTAACTGATATTACGCGCTGTGTCATCTGCGGGGCGAAGTTCCCGCCTCCGATCCGGTTGAGTGGCCGCCCGAGGCAGTATTGCTCCGACGCCTGCCGCCGGGCAATGGCCCGGAAAGCGGACCAGGAGTACCGGGACCGGCGGAAACGGGGGGAGTTGGCACCGCCGTCGGAGCGGGTAGAGATCATTCGAGAACCCCAGCGTCCCGTGATGTCAGTCGCATGGTGGTCGGAACAGGCGAATAAGATTGACGAAATCTGTAAAGCCTGTCATGGCCCGGTGTTCGGGGTCTACGTTGCCCCGACGAAAGAAACTGTTGGAGAATGCGCGGTTGTCGCGCATTGCCGGATCTGCGGCCGGGAGTGGATGATCATTTCCGGCCGAATGGGGGTGCCGTATGGCCAAGAAGTTTAGGACGATCCTTCACGGGACATGCCTGTTGAAAGGCAAGCACCCTCCGGGATCGAAGCTTGCCAAGGAGTGCCCGGTTCTACGCCTCCAGGAGTGTAAAAATGTCCTCGAAACCGGGGGGTCGCTATCTCCCTACGTACCCCCCTCAGAGTCACTAGAAAAAGATCAGCAAAAACAGGATATTGCAGGTATAGTTTCGAGGACTCCTCGGGGCGGGAGACCACGGATACACGAAACGGACCAAGATCGGTGGCGGGAAGCGAAGAGACGGAAGCGGCAGTCATGGCCCATGGAGCCCCGCGATGACGAGTGAGGGGGAGGGGCGATGAGCATGCACACGCTGACAATGCCGTTTGAGATCGGGGCTACGTACTGGCTCCCGAGCACTTCGCCGAGGTGCGAAGTGGAGCCGTGTCCGGTGTGTTCAGGTTCCAAGCACGTCACCGTGCTGGCGGGGTCCGAGACGTTCGTCGTGGACTGCGACGCCTGCGGGCTCGGCTACAAGGGGCCGCAGGGAACAGTGAGCGTGTACCACTACGATCCACATGCGGAGCCCTTCACCATCGCGGGCGTGGTGCGGATGGATGACGACGGGTGGACGGTCAAGAGCACAGACCTCAAGCAGGCTCGCTTCAACACGCTATGCACGACTGAGGAGGCGGCTCTTGACGTGTCCAAGGCCGCGTATCTTGCCCAAGAGGAGCACAACATGCGCCAGCGGGGGCACCGTCGCAAGGGCGTGAGCAAGGCGACGTGGACCGTGCGGTATCACACCGAGGCTATCAAGAAGCTAGAGCGAGAGTTAGCCTACCACCGGGGCAAGATTGGAAAGGGGCAAGCATCATGACCCCCGACCCGGCGCGGGCCGAGGTGGAGCGGGTGGCGGTGCGAAGCCACTTGCGGGCCACACTACTATCTGTGTGGCGCAAGCATGGAGTCAAGCAGGCGTCGCTCGCGTTGGACGTTGAGAACGCCATCCTCATCTGGCACGAGGATGTCCTCCTCACCCGCGAGCGCGCTGCCCGGCGTCTGGCGTTGGAGGAGGCGGCGCAGATCATGGACAAGTACGCGAGCGGGAACCATGACGATATAGCGCGCGCCGCCGCTATCCGCGCCCGCGCGAAGGAGGCGTGAGAGATGGATAAAGACGTACAGGCGTTGATCAAGGCGTGCCACTGGATTGAACGCTCGACGAGCGAGCGCATGAAGCGCGCCACCGCCGAGTTCATCTACGACAAGTACGTCCGCAATCCGAGCATGAAGAGCACGATCCGCTGGCATCGTGAAGGGCCTCACGGTGGTCCCCCACGATGACTGACACCCCAGCGGGCGAGCGTTGTAAGTGCCGTGGTCACAAGTGTCAACGACCTGCGA